CATAATAAGGTACTCCTTTATTTTCGGTATTCTTTGTAGGCGTGGTACTATAACCTTTATGCGGGGTTAAATCACTTAGTACCATGCTTGTTTTGCTTGCTTTTGGGGTTGGGTCGCTTTCATTTTTGAATACTGCAATCAGTTTAGTTAGAACATCAACCTTTTTAATATCCTGACCGGTTGATTCTAATCTGCCTATAGTACCCTGCGGAATGCCCGTAATTTCGGCTAATTGCGTTTGTGTCAATCCCTTTTTTATTCGCAACTCTTTTAACTCTATTCCGTTCACTTTTTAATTTTGTTTCAATAATGAAAAATTAATCTTATTGATAATCAATAACTTACACATAAATATGTCAAAAATGAAAATATATTATACTGATTTGTCAAAAATGAATATATTTGTATTAGTTAATGCTAACAAAAGTAAATATAAACAAAGTCCTGACAATAGGTAAAATTAACCGAAATGAAAATAGCCGATAACCAAAAGATCTACCATAATAATATTATCCCTGGGCTAATGACAATGGGAACTGAATTCTTAGCTGTAGAACAAAACGTGCTAAGAGTTTTCCATAATCATAAAGAGATAGCATTTGAGGAATTGCCGGAGTACGTTTTCAAGACGATTAGGAAAACAATGAAGCAACTAAATGCTACGATGGGCGAAATGAAAGACTTTGCCTTTGGCAGATGGGGCGGTATGGATGGCAAGGTTGATATAACCGAAGATGGCATACCTAGTGAGCCTGAATACATGCCAAACTTTACTTCGGCTTATTTCGATAACGGTGCGCCAATTGGTGACGGCCCAATGAGGGTGCTTGAATATATCTATTTAAAAGATAAGGAAATAGCAGACCGTCTGTGCATTTCACCTAAAACAGTAGCGGGGCATTGCGCCTACCTATTCTTCAATACGGGCTTTAACGGCAGGGCAGAAGTAACTGTTTGGGCAAAAGAAAAAGGTTTTTTAAAAAGAGCAGCATAATGAAAAGGAATAAAAAAGGCATATCATATTTTGATTTGGTACTGGCTATCAAAGAGGGTAAGAGCGAAAAATTTCCTGCCGAAACTTTGGGCACTATGCGCCAATATGTAAGCGAAAGGATTAAAAATAAATATCCTGAAAAGCAATATAGCGTAGAGGGTAAAAAAGAGCAGATCGAGGCTGGCTATTGCAAGGTAGTGCGTGATTTTGATTTAGACCTTAAACAAACAGCCTAATGCAAGTAGCCTATTCAGCCCTTAAAGAGCCGCCGAGGGTGGTTAAGGCCAAAAGGTTAAGCCCAAATGAAGAAAGAGCCTTAAAGCGGTTAAAAATCAGAGAAGCCCGTGATGTTGAAAAGGCTATTGCAGAACATCCTAAAGAAATAAAAGAAATAAGAAAATATAAGCCGGGATGGATGCCGGAGATAAGAGTTAAATAAACAGAAAAAGCCACGGGGTCAGAAGCCGTGGCGATTAAATTAAATTATTATGAATACAGCAGCAAAAATACAAACTCCAGTCATTAAAACAAATCTTGTTATCGTGCATACAGCAAGTAACACACCCTCTTATTGTATTGAGGAAGTAGATATTGACGCAAGGCAGGTAACAGTAGCCTACTTTGACGAAAATGTTATTGATAGCGAGTTAGAATATAAAACCGTCCCATTACAAGACCTGGTTGATTTTACCAATGAGTTTTACCGTGACTATACCGATTCATGGGATGCCGCCAACGATATGCACGTACAAGAGCGTGTTCCAATGGCAGGCTATGGCTACCTAAAAGAGAACCTTAATTCAGTTGTAACTGATTATCTAAACGCCAAATTTTAAAGCTATGGAAACCCCTATGTTAATCGCTGTTGGATTTTTAGTAGGGGCAATATTCATAGTGTTATTGATAGGTATTATTCTCGACCTGAAAGATGAGATAGCAGATTTAAAAAATAGAAAGCCATGATAGTACATTCAAATTATACCGCAGTTGATCTAAAGCTAAGAACAGCCGAAAACAGGCAGATGCTTTATGAAGATGTAAAAACGCTTATTAGGAGGGCATTTGACCGGGCGGTTACATCATTAGAGGCTGAAAGCTTTATTATACTGGCAAAAGAAAAGGGCTATCACGAAATGGCAGAGGAAATGGCACAAGACCTACAAACAGAATTATCTGCTTAATCATGGAACTGATACATATAACAACCCAAGAGGAATATAATGTAGTGATTAAAAGTTTAGAGCATACCAGAGGCTTTAAACCGGCCCGTCCTGCTGCAATAATAAAAGGTGATAGATACGTATCGGTAGAAGATAACTTTTTACCCTACTTCTTATCTGATACTGAAGATAAAAGATTTCACATAATAGAATTTGAGGACTTTTTAAAGGAGGCTATATAATGAGACCAAGAATTAACCCGGCTTGCATAGATTCAGTTAGCAATATTTTCAGCCAAGAGGTTTACACAATTAAGGGTTACTCTAAAATAACTTATTACAAGCGTTGTGAGGCTATTGAAAGGACTACAAAGGTGGCAATAGCAAAGCAAATTGAAATAATAATATGCCTTAATGGCTTTAACTTCTACAAAATTGATAAAGACGGCACGGGCCATTATATATATAACCCATCAATAGACAATGTTACGAGTGATAAGCTAAAACGCTTTTTTATCAGAAATGGATTTGTTTCTATGGGATATAAAAAATTAGCAATGGCAGCATAAAGAAACTACGGGACTGCTCATCCCTAATTGACGCATAAGGTTTATAGGTTTAGAACGCCCGTCCCATAGCTTCCCCGGCATGGGATTAGGGCATTGAAAAGCAACCAATAATTATTAAAAACAATGAAATGGATAACACACATATTTAATCAGTTAGGTATCAACTGTTGGCTTACAAAACATCAATGGATAGAGTACACCGATGCTAAAATATGTAACCGTTGCCCGGCTATTAAAATAAAAAATAAAGCATAAAGCGATGCCAGCAAATGGTAGCCATTTTATACCTATTGAGACGCATTGCCCCAAATGCGGATTGCGGGAGGTTAGCCTCTTAAAAAAGATGCTTATATGTGAGCATTGTGGGTGGTACTTTATATATAATACGATAGAAGAAAGTAAAAACTTAATAGTTCGGATAGAGAAAGAAATTATAAAACCGAAGTTAAAACCAATGTCTGAATTTATGCTAAATGACAGTAACGATAGAGATAAATAAGAGTAAAACTGACAAACTTTCAATCGAGGACTGGCTAAAAATAGGACGCTTGAAAGGCTACTGTAAAGTGAATAAATTACTAATGACTGAAATAACAAATATAGAATACACACCAAACCAAAAATAAAATGGGTACCGAATTACAAGTAACAGATTCCGGCAGTTTTAAAATGATGTCGCCAGAAGTGAGGAAGCAATTTCTTGCTGATATGCAGAACTTCACCACTTCATTAAACGCAAAGCCCACCAAAGTAGTAACCGAAAGCATAAACGGTAAAAACATTACCTATGTGCCTATTTCAGTTATTGAAAAAGACCTGGACAAAGTTTTCTTTGGAATGGTGCAATTTGAGATACTATGGTCAAAGCAAGTACTTAATGAGTTTGAGGTTGCAGCCCGGGTTAAAGTTTTTCATCCAATAATGATGCAATGGCTAAACTATGATGGAATAGGCGCAGCACTTATACAGCAAAAATCGGGTACTCAAATAATAGACTTTCATGTTGAAAAGTTGCAAACTGCTTTAAAGTTAGCAGCCCCAAATGCATATGCCGAAGCAATTAAAAACGCAGCCAAAAAAATAGGCAAACGATTTGGATCTGACCTGATGCGAAAAATTGAAGATGATTACACCCCTTATAACATTTCAGACAAACCGGCCCACAAAGTAGTACCTGAAGATGAGCAGGAAACCGATAAGAATATTGATAAGCCAACCACCATAAAGGCAATTAAAACTAAAGCTGATTTAGTAAGGGCATACGCTCAAAACCTTGTATCTACTGCAAAATACAATGAGTTATTAAGTGGTTTCCAAAATAAAACCCAAATGCCATGAGTATCTATAAAACATACAATCAGCAAGAAATAGATACACACCTTTCCAACTTTTTAATAAGTAGTTGGAGTTATAGCAAAGTATCATCATTTGCCCGTAATGAAAAGGCATTTGAAATGGGCTATATCTACAACATTAAAGGTAGGTTATCCTCAACCACAATGGCAGGCAACGCTTATCATGAGGCTTTAAAATCATTCTTTTTAGAATATAAAGCCGGTAACGTTTTAGATGTTGTTACGCTCGAGAAAGTTGCCTTTGAGTACATTGATGAACGCCCGGCAAATATTTGGAAAATTCAGAAAACAACGCCAACGGTTGAGGAATGCAGAATTAAAGCAACTGAAGTAGCTACTAAGCTAATACGAAATTTCTTTAGTGATATTAATGTTTACATAGATGATATAAAAGAGGTAATTGATGTTGAGGTTTATTGCAATGAATGGGTTGCTGTAAACGGTGTTGACATACCAATGCCCTGCCATGCTCAAATTGACCTTGTTTACCTTAACTACAGCGATCAAATAGTAATAGTGGATCATAAATCAAAAGTTTCATTTACAGATGAGCAAGAGGCCCGGTTATCAATAGGTGAGCAGGCCATAACTTATGTTAATGTTTATGAAGCGAAATCAGGACTTGAAGTAGGTAAAGTAAAATTCATTGAAAATAAGCCGTCTCAAAATAAAGACAAATCAGCGCAGGTAGTGCCTATTTCAGTTGATGTAAACAAAGATACCAGGCGACTATATGAACACTTGCTTTATGAGCCTTTAAAACGCATGTGTGAGGCTGTGAGCGACCCCGACTATACTTATGTTATCAATCAAGCCGACAATTATGTAGACAAAGCTGAACTATATGATTTTTGGATGAAAACTTTATTGTCTGAAGTAGAGGAATTTGACGTGCCACTTCATAAACGTGAGTTAATATCCAAACGCCTTAAAAAAATACGTGATGCTTCAATAGCAACCGTTAACCCGAAAGTTATCAGGGAGTTTCAAAAAAACGCATCAGAATTTATACAGTACGATTTTTCAAATAAAAATATGACACAACAGCAAAAAATAGAACACGTGTTACGCTCTTTCGGGCTAATAGTTGAGGTTAAACACGCCTTTGATGGTTATTCAAGTAATACTTATTTACTATCAATATCAGCCGGGGTTAAAATATCTTCCATACACTCCCACAAATTGGATATAGCAAACGCCTTAGATGTTTCCACAGTCCGCATATCGAATGACCTTGTAGTGTATGAGGGTAAATCATACTTAGCAGTTGAATTAGCTAAAAAGCGCGAAAGAGACTTGCTGTTCAATCCAAAAGACCTTAACGGCATGAAGATACCAATTGGCCGGGATAACTTCGAAAATGTTATCTATTGGGATTTAAATAACCATTCTACACCTCACATGCTTATATGCGGTGCAACAGGCAGCGGAAAATCTGTATCAATACGCTCAACTATTGAGTACGCTGAATTAGCAGGGGTTGACCAAATAGTAATTTTTGACCCGAAATATGAATTTATGGATTACAAGCGCAGAGGCTATAAAGTGTATAACGAAATTTCAGAGATAGAAGCTGAAATGGCAAATCTTGTTGAGTACATGAATGAACTAGTAAAAGATGGTAAAAAAACAAAAACTTTAGTTGTATTCGACGAGTTTGCGGATGCTGTTTCCGCAGCAAGAAAAGGCAATGAGTTGGCGGTTAAAGAAATGGTTGAAGTGGGCAATTATGCCAAAACTGGAAAGCCAAAACTGGCCCTGCAAAAAACAGGCGAATTAAAATCACTTGAAGAAAACTTACGTGTGTTATTGCAAAAAGGTCGCTCAACTGGATTTAGGATTGTGTCAGCTACACAAAGGGCTTCAGTAAAAGTTATTACAGGCGATGCCAAAGTTAACTTTCCTGTACAAATATGCTTTAGAGTACCTAAAGAGGTTGATAGCAAGGTAGTCATTGACGAGGGGGGCGCAGAGGGTTTAGCGGGTGCCGGTGATGGGCTTATAAAAAGTCCTGAATACAAAGAAACAACACGTTTTCAGGCATACTACATACCTAAAAACGATTAATTAACCAATTACCAATACTTAATAACACCAAGCCATGAAAACGGATAGCAACCAACTTTCAATTTTAAGTAACCAAGATAAAGCGCAAGAAGATATTAAGCAATTCTTTGAGACTGGAGGTGTGCTTACTGTTCAAAAAGCGTTTTGGAAATTCCACACTACAGAGTTAAGAAAAGTCGTGTGCAGGCTTAAAGATAAGGGCTTAAACATCGTTTCTAAGCGTGTAGATGGTGAATCATATAAAGAGTATTGGCTAGATCGTAGTAATAAAATTAAGGCAGCATGATGTATTGTAGACCAATTATTTACAGCCCTAGTATGCTTAGTAAAGTTGTTTTATTACAGCAAATACATGAGCCTAAAACCGATAAATTTTATATCAATCATATTATGGCAGCTGTATGCCATCACTATGCTATTACAGAGTACAAATTAAAAAGCCAAAGCAGAAAACGTAATTATTCAGATGCCAGGTCAACGGCCATGTATTTGATAAAGCAATACGTACCTGCTATGACATTAAAAAAAATGGGGGTATTATTTGGCGGTCGTGATCATACTACTATCATCTATTCATTAAAAAAATTCAATGCTTTAAACGATACCGATGCTTCATTTAGGAGAGGGTATGAGAAGATACTATTTACCCTAAATAGGCATTTCAATAACTATAAAGCAGCATAACAAATCACCGATACTAACTAATTAAACCAATGGCAAAACAACCTTACATACCGCTTTATATTGGCGACTGGGAGCAGGATACAAACTGCATAACACCAATTGCAGAATTTGCTTTATTGAAATTGACATTTAAGCTTTTTAGAGCCGAAAATAAGGGTGTTTTTACTACTAATTTACGCAGTTTATCGGTGCTTTTTAAGTCAAATTCGCAAGAAACTAAAGAGATTTTAGGTGAATTAACCGAGAATAATATTCTAGAAATTGAAATAATTTCTGATGCTGAGATTTCAATAAAAAGCCGCCGTATGATGCGTGAGGCTAATATTTCAGAGGCTAGGAGCGAAGTTGGAAAGACCGGTGGCAGGGGGCATAAAAGCAAAACTAAAGCAAACGTAAAGCAAACTGAAAGCAAATCAAAAGCAAAACTAAAGCAAAACACTGATATTGATATTGATTATGAAGTTGATAGTGATATTAAAACTAATAACGCTCAAGAGCATGAAATTTTAGTTGTTTTTCACAGATGGCTTAAATACAAAAAAGACCGTAAGGAAAATTACAAATCAACGGATAGCCTAAATACAGCTTTTGAAAAATTAAAAAGGTTTTGCAAAGGTGATCCAAACATAGCTTTCAGCATAATTAACGACGCCATAGGGAATAACTATGCCGGTTTCTTTGAGCCAAAGCCAACTATTTCACCACCGAGCGAAGTGCAAGCCAAATCAACATCATCTATCAACAGCCACTTAAATTTTATGCAAAAAAGACATGGAAGCCAAACTACAGATAATTAAAAATTCAGAGCCCGAGCCGGTATCTGAAAACCAAATAATCAAATCAGCACTTAAAAGCACTTTGGTTAAAAGCGCAGTTGCTTATGAGATTGATGGTGCTGTATCAGTTGCCATTGACAAAGCTATTTTCTACTTAGGCTTAAAAACCCCGAATGAAGATAGGGATATGATTAAGATAACGGTAATTGATGATGCTAAACGCCACTTTACCAACTTAACGATTGCTGAAATAGGTATCGCTATTGAAAACGGATCAAAAGGTTTGTATGGTGAGGTTAAAGGACTTGCGCCTAAAGATGCTTTTAACTGGCTTACTGCTTATTCAATTTCACAATTACGTAAAGACCAGGTTGCAGAGTTGGCTAAACAAAATGAAGCCACACCGGAACCAACAGATGAGCAAAAGGCTCAAATGGCATGGAATAACCTACTTAAAGCATGGGCCTGTTTTAAAGAGCAAGGAAGTTATAATGACTTCGGTAACGCTGTTTATAAAACCTTAGTTGATAACGGTAAAATAAACTTTAGTGATGAGCAGAAAGCAGACTTTTATCGACTTGCTAAAGCTGATTTAATGAAGCAATATAACCCGGTACAGTATGTAGGTAATGTGGTTAAAATGAATGAGTGTAAATCCATAATTGCCGAGATAATAAACGGTGGTGATGAGAATACAAGGGTAAAGGTCAACGCTAAAAAATTAGCCTTAAATCACTTCTTTGTCGAATTGAAAGAAATGGATATTGAGATAGCAGATTTATTTGAATAATAACCCATTGATGTAAGGGTAAAACATAAAAATAATTAAATTTTAAATAGCATGGCAACACAACAAGACATTCAGTATTCAATTTTAGAATTGCAATCAAAGCGTTCTAAGCTGGGTATTAAGAAGCAGCAATTACAGGCTGACATTAGTAACATTAAAGAAATGTTGAAGTATGTTCAACAAGGTCACGAAACCTTTAATGAGTTAGTTACAAAGCGTAAGGATTTAGCCTGTCAGTCAAATGAAATTGATGCTGATTTAGCAGACCTAAAAACTCAAATTAAAAAACGCCAACTATTGAAAGATGAGGTGGCAATTAGTGAGCAACCAAAAGCTGTTTTATATGAAGCGGAGTTAACTGTATTGCGTGACCATTACTTAAATTTTGCAGGTGATAAAACCCGTGTTGCAAGCATGAGGGCTATGAGTGCGGAGTTTGCAGAAAGTATTACAAAACTGATTAAAAGGGCTAAAGCAGCCTGATAAAATACCTGCTTTTATAAGCAAAATTGTTCTTTAAAATTCCTGAAAAATTAGCTGTATTTTTATGTATGGCAAGGTCACGAATAATGCTGTATTCGTTTTTTGAGGCCGAGGGTAAAGTTAAGTTACATATTAACCTCGGACAGTACCTTGTTGACGCTTGCAATCATCATTCAGACACCTTGCAAATCAACCTACCAAGTGGGTTAATAACACTTAAAAAAGCCGAGTATTTGAATACTGGCAAAGTGTATTTTAACGGCAAAGTATTCTTTATTGTAGCTACTAAATACATGGGTAAAAAGCAAGCCTTAAAGTTTCTTTTAGCTTTTGCAGTTGAGCGTTCAGAGCAAAGGTTAAACACCTATAAGAAACTACTGGTAGCGTAGTTAAAAATACTTCAATTTTTCAGGAATAATTAGTGTTAAGTTGATGGATATTCCATTGATTTTTAGTAACTTAATTGTATAAAATTTAACAAAATATTATGAGCCAGATTGCCGATAGATTAAAGCCTAAACCGAACGAAAAAATAGTAGTCTGGTTTTCATGTGGTGCTGCCAGTGCTGTAGCGGCTAAGAAAGCGATTGAAATTTACGGCTCTACAAACGAAGTTGTTATTGTAAACAATCCGATTAAGGATGAAGACGAAGATAACCAACGGTTTTTAAGGGATGTTGAAACTTGGCTTGGTCAAAAAATATTAGTAGCGGTGAATAGTAAATATAAAGATTGCTCATGTGTTGAGGTTTGGGATGATAGACAATACATGTCAGGGGTTAAGGGTGCGCCCTGTACGCTCGAATTGAAAAAGAAAGCCCGGCATGAGTGGGAAATTAAAAATCGCCCCGATTGGACTATAATGGGATTTACTAAAGAGGAAAAAAATAGATTTGATAAGTTCCAATTAAAGGAACGCCCCGCCAGTATTCATATACTCTCCGAGACAACCAAAGCTGAATGTTTTTTAGAGTTGGTAAATGCAGGAATTGAGTTGCCGAGAATATATAAAATGGGCTATCCGAATGCCAACTGCATAGGGTGTGTTAAATCAAATTCTCCAACGTATTGGAATCATGTAAGAAAAGCACACCCCGAAGTATTTGAACAACGGGCAAAACAAAGCCGTGAGATTGGCAAAGGTGTTAGGCTTGTAAGGGTTAAAGGTAAACGTATATTCTTAGATGAACTTGACCCATTGGCAAAAGGTGGCAAAATGAAAGACTTAAACTTTGAATGCGGTATTTTTTGTGGAATATAAATCAGAACAAAAAAAACAATACAAAATACCAAACCCTAATTACCATTAACCTAATATAAAATGAATAGCAGAATTAACAAGGTATCAACTAAGCTAAGGCGAGGTACGGAGCATTTACTATTTGGCAAATCCGTTTGGGTATTCCGGGATCAGGAAAACGGCTCTGTATGTATATGTGATGATAAAAGCCTACATGATGAGTGTAACTTTTGGGTGGTGCTTAAATCAGATTTGGTGCCGGTTCAAAAACCCGCAAAACCAATACCTAATAGGCATAAGAAACTTGAACCCGAAGAGCAGCAATTTCAAATTGAATTAGATGATTTCTTTAAATCACTTTGGGATGATAAGCATCATTATAAGTGCATGAATTGCCGGGCCGATTTATTCGCTATTAACAATAATCAAAAGCGAAGCGTATCAGCGCATATTTTACCCAAGACAAAGGAGGGTGGTTTTCCCGAAATTGCAACCGATCAGGATAATATTTTGTTTTTAGGATGTATGCCTAAGGGCTCTAACTGTAATTGTCACGGCACTTGGGATTCCACAATTGCGAGGCGTGTTAAAATGGCTATCTATCCTTATGCTCTTAAAAAGTATATTGAAAAATTGCGCCCTCAATTAACCGAACCACAACAACAAAAAGCTGATGAGTATATGGGTATAACAACCAAAAGCTTAAACCTGGCAAACGATTTAAAGGAGGCAAAAGTATGAGACATCAACAATTTGAATTTGAGGAACTGGAGGAAAAAATCGGACAGGGTGCGCAACTTGCATTAATGGTTTATGCCGACCCTGATAATGCAACGCTTTGGGATAAGCTAAAAGCATGGTCATTAGAGCATAAGAGTTACGTTTCTGATAGCTACGAACCTAGCGAAGCTAAAGGGTATGATATAAGTAAAATATAGGCTGTGAGATTTGAAAGCACAAACTTTTTTCATCACTTCAACTTTGAAAACAAAAAACCTAATTATTCTACTGAGGAATTGCGTTATAAAATTGAAGTTGAAGCCCGAAATAAATCACAAAAATTAACAGATAAAAAGTTGCTAAAACCAACTAAATAAATAACTTTACATCACCAATAATTAAAGTAGTAAATTTCATGTCAACAAAAGCCACAGTTATCGATACTAACGATAGCCACATCTATGAGGAAACTAATAGGCAACAATCAATATTTGGTAAGTTTGATGGATATGATATTATCTGCGATATTGATGCCGATAGCGTAAAAAATATTAAGTTCGAAGGCCAATATTTCGAGGCTGAATTTAAAACCAATAGCGCAATTTCAGAGGCGGTTGGTAAGAATATAAAAATTTGGGGTGGTGACCTGTTGTTGGTGGAAATGGATAACCACTATTTAACCATTGAAATTAAGGGTGGAACTCGAACGGCTAAAACCTTAATTGATAAAAAAACCTTTAAATAAGCCCCTACAATCAACTAAAACACTTTAACCATACAAAGACATGACCGTACAGGAATTGATAGATGAATTGAACCAAATTGAAGATAAGGGCGCAACCGCTAAAATTAGCTACGATACTGGAATGGCAAAAGATGATATACAAGGCATTTATATTGAGCCGAAATATGGAACAGTATATATTACAAGCGTTAATTAATAAGCCTAAATAAAGCGATATAAGACACTTAAATATTAAACCATACAAACCCTCATTAAAATGAAAACAACACCACCAGCGTAAGCAAAACGCTATACAAATAAGAATTAACAATACAATTTGGAAGAAAAATTTTAAAACTTAAAAAAATGAGTACAAACGACAAGTACGAAGCTTTTATTACCCAAAAAATAGCATCGATTAAAAAAAGGAAAGAAGAGGTTTCGGCAACCATTAAAACAAAGACTGCAAGCTTGCAGGAACAATTGGATAAAAAGGTTGCCGAATTAAAAGGTCAAATGGAGCGAAAGGTTGCCCCCGAAAGAGAGGAACTAACGTTTTTAAACCGGGAATTAGCCATATACAGCGCAATAGTTAATAGTGTTGAAAACGGCGAAGCCCCGGTAGTTGAACCACCTAAAAAACTTCATTGGACACAGAGAGCCAAACTGGCAAATCAGTAACCCAATAAGTCCCTTTAATAATTGAACTCGATGCTAAGCCCAGTATCGAGTTTTTTTTGTGCCCAAAATTTAGGTTTCAAAGTTTATCAACCACCCCAACCAACAAGGGTTTAACTACTAAATAAAGATTATTAATACATAAGGATTATGCCAATAAGTGAAGTATTTAATATTGATTGCATGGAGTACATGGGGAAAGTGCCCGATAAGTACTTTGAACTTGCTTTAGTAGACCCTCCCTACGGCATTAATGCGGGAAGGCAAAGTCTTGGAAGGGGCGGTGGCAAATATCGTAAGGAAAAGAAAATTAAGCGTGGCGATTGGGACAAAGAAAGTCCATCTGCAGAATATTTTACCGAACTCATAAGAGTATCGAAAAATCAAATTATATGGGGTGGTAACTATTTTACTGACAAACTTAATCCAACGCCTTGTTACATATTTTGGGATAAAAACAATGGAGGTTCTGATTTTGCGGATGGTGAACTTGCGTGGAGCAGCTTTACAAGTCCGTTAAGGAAGTTTAAATATACATGGAGCGGGTTTATTCAAGGTAACATGAAAGTCCGGGAGGTCAAAATACACGACACTCAAAAGCCAATTGCCTTATATACATGGCTGTTACAGAACTACGCTAAACCCGGAGATAAAATCCTCGATACGCATCTCGGCAGCGGAAGTAGTAGAATAGCCGCCTACGATTTAGGTTTTGACTTTTATGCGACCGAATTAGACAAAGATTATTACGAAGCACAGGAGAAACGCTTTCAAACCCACATCAAACAACAAAAGCTATTCACTCCTGAATCATATAACCCTATACAGTTATCAATAATATAAAAGACAACATGAAAAATAGAAATTTAGCAGTAGATGATAATTGGGCGACACCTGCCGAAGTTTATAATGAGCTTAAAGCGGAGTTTAACTTTGATTTTGATCCCTGCCCGTTTCAATGCGATACTAATGTCTTTAACGGACTAACCGCTCAATGGGGCAATTCTAACTTCATCAACCCACCTTACAGTAGAAAACTAAAAGAGGAATTTGTCAAACGGGCTATTGAGGAATCGCACCAGGGCAAAACTTGTGTAATGCTATTGCCGGTTTCAACAAGTACAACCCTATTTCACGATTATATTAAGCCGAACGCTAAAGAGATCCGCTTTGTAAAACGTCGAATTAAGTTTCAGAAAAAAGATGATCAAGGAAACTTTTTCACCCCTAAAAATGGTGGTATGCACGATAGTATGATAGTAATTTTTTGATAAACAAAGCGCCTGTAGGATTTACAAAAGGACACAACGTTGCTAAAAGAACGTAATCCGTTGCTAAAGGTTCGAATCCTTTAGGGCGCACAATTAATAAAAGACAAAAGAGATGAGACAGATAGCCATATTCCTTTATAGCAAAAGCAAGATAATAGCGCAGCAGTGGGCCGATGCCGGGATAGAATGTCATTTATTTGATATAGCAAGTACTGACCATGCAGAGGGTAATATGGTTTTTCACGGAGGCGACATAAGACAAAACCGTAAGCTATTGGGTGAGTTATGCAGGAATAACGAGTGTGTAATGATAGGATGTTTTTCTCCTTGCACAGACCTCGACTTATGCGGCACTAGGCACTTTGAAAAGAAAGTATTAAACGATGCTTTGATATGGGCGCAGGCGATGGGGTTTTATTGGCACGGTGTATTCTTAGCAGACTTTTTTAACATTCCCTATTTCTGCGAGAACCCAAAAAGTATGATAACAAGCTTTGACCGGAAACCGGACTATAAATTTAACCCCTGCGACTTTGGCGGCTACTTACCGGAAAACCATCAGCATTGTTTATTCCCTGAAATTTACCCGGGCCGGGATGCTTATAAAAAAGAAACGTGGATATGGGCCGGTAATGGCTTTATTTTTCCTGAAGCTATACCAGTATCGCCGGTAAGCAATGATTACCCTGGATGGGCGCTATTGGGCGGTAAATCTGAAAGAACAAAAGAGATACGATCAGTAACACCGGAAGGATTTGCAAAAGGAGTTTTTGAGGCTAATTATAAAAACATTAAAGCCGCCTAACCAACCAGGTTATCTAATACCCCTTTAATGTAAATTATAAATTGATAAAAAAGAGATTATGAAAGAGACCGAAGATTTTGCAATAATACATGAGTTAGAAGATACTCAATTCTTAGCCCATAGGTGGTATGAACCCGACGACGACACTTTTAAACTTTTATATAAGTTTTGGTGTGAAAAAATTAACGGTTTTATATCAGCAACTCTAACATGGCAGGAAGATAAAGAAACCGACCACAATGCAATGTTTGACAAGTTCCGGGATATTGAATATTGTAAAAAATTTAAGCTCGGCACTGAAGCAAAATTCTTTGGAGACTAGCCGTTACCGCTTAATGTTTTTTCATCCCCCCATCTATGAGTAGAGAGAAGAGAGTTTATTTTTTAGACGTTTTAAGGTGTTTGAATTTTATTTCCATGTCTAGGGCTGTGCAGATAGCTAAAAGGCTTTTAATGGTCAGATTAGTAACGCCCTTTTCAATGTTAGGCACGTGTTGCACTTTCATTCCTAGCGTATCAGCGAACTGTTGCTGTGTTAATCCGAGTTGCTGTCTACGGGCTTTTATCTCCGCCCCGATATCTTCTTTGGTCATATAATGGTAAAGGTAACAATAAAGTGTTATATATAAAAATAAAAAGTAAATAATAAATAACATTAAAGTGTCAAAAATAAATTTGGATATATAACATTATAGAGTTATATTTGAACTGTAAAACAAAAACATACCATGAATAATCACGATAGAATATTTAAGAACACTTCAATGCAGGGCGCAATGGCAGAATTACAACGATTATTAGTTGTTAGACAGGGCTTAACAAGCCGACAAACAGCTTTTGGATACGGCTTTGAAAGGTGGGTATGGTCTATGGATTTATTGAAGCATTTAAATAGTTTAAGTCAGCATCAATTTACATTTAAAGAAGTCAGAGAAATGTATAAAGAATTGGCTAATAGAAAACTTATTGAAATAAAGCAATCTAGAACTAATGGCATGTTGGCTTATAGTACAATCGGCTGGGAAGATTGCAAACCTATTGGCGATTACTTTATTGAATTAAACGAGGATATTAATCCTAACAGCATTGAGGCGCAAGGCCTACAACCATATTAACTAAACAGAGGGTGGCGGAACGGTAGACGCTATTAAGCAGTAGGGTAATTCACTAACCTTAGGCCAATAGGAAATGATTGGCGGGAGAATGCGGGAAAACATTCTAAAAACCCATAAACAAAAGGATGCCGTGTACTATTCGGCAGATAAAAATTGTAAATGTGAAGCACTATACCCATGCAGGTTCAAATCCTGCCCCTCTGACAAAAAAGGAAAAAGAAAGAAAATAAAACCCTCTCCATAACCCATTAGGGGGTGGGGGATAAACAAGATAAAGATTATGGATGCGCCAAAGTTTTTAATAAGTGGTCAAGATCGCAGGGCAAAGAAGAAAAAGCTCAATGAGTTAAAAAGGTTTGTAAAAATGTTTAGGTTCTATGAAGATATTGATCGGGTTTATGGCGGTGGACTTGATGATGAAACTTGCAATGAATTAATCAATGACGCAAAAAATCAAATTACTGGACTACAACACGAAATAAGCTTAACGCTCAACTAGGGGTGTGGAGGCTATTAAAATAAAAGAAGATGAAAAAGACGATTGTCATTAATGAAAGGACCTACAGCAATCAAGCAAAGTTTGGCGGAGCTGATATAACTATTCATAATGTAAGCGTAACCAATACTGCTATTGTTTTTAAGTATGCGGACGGCAAGTGGGGGCAAACGAAAATATCTAACAGTAAATTAAAATTGAAAAAAACATGAGTAAGCTTTGGGTGACAGAAGTAAAGGCTAAAAGCCCTATTGATGGTAGTATGCGCACATATGGGGGCCGAACGTCCCGGGGGAAACATCTGAAGAAGCACAAGAATATTCCGAGCAAAACGGTTTAGGTTACTGTTGGGTGTTAGGCGAACTTGTAATGGAGATACCCTGCAAAGAAGGAACCTACGACCCTGATTGGGATAACGCCACAAGCTACGGAGATCACGACTAAAAGGATTTTATCAATAACTATAGAGTATGAGCAACGAAATGGATTTGCCTGACAATTTTTATGATGATGAGGAAGATGAAAACATGGTTGATAATTGCCCTCATTGCGGACACGAGTACGACGAAATAGATTACGAGTATCAGATATGCCATTACTGTAAAAAGTCGGCAGAATAAGTTAACCATACATCAAAGTAAAACCATGGGGATAATACAAACGATTATGATAGAAGAAAATAACAAGCTGATAGCTGAATTTATTTGGGGTCAGCCCGACGATGAAGTTTGGTACAGAAATACAGGGCTGATAAGCCCAATAACTTTTAGCAAGGGTTCGCACCATTTTGAGCAATTGTGTTTTCATGAAAGCTGGGATTGGTTAATGTTAGCCGTTCAAAAGGTAAACGCTATTTCTAGTATGGATGAAAATAATGGCGGTACTTATGACCAACCGTCTTACGGTAAGGCAGACTGCGTTCTTTACTTGCACATAAATGAAGAACTTTCAGAGGCTTACTCTGCCGTAATAGAATTTATAAACTGGTATAACCAACAACCCCATGACTAGGGGATAAAGCCCTTAGTTAAATTAAAAGATAAAGATGAAACGCAGAATAAGAATTGTTGCTTACAGAAATATCCACGGATCACGCTGTTATAATTATTACCAAGACGGTCAATATGTAGGCTATAGTAATACTTCCGGCACCGTATGCCGATTATGGAACCCAACACTAAAAGATTACACACCATGACTAACCCAAACCAACTTTATAAAGTATTGCCAGGAGGGCAGACAGCAAAGAAAGTAAATCCATTTCATAACTATAAACACGAGTGTCAAAAACAGCAATTAAAATGTTCGGACCATGATAAATGTATATGTAAAATGGCAGACTATTTTAATGAAACAAACCCGCCTATTGCTTTAACCAAACCAATGGAAGAGGGAGCCGAGTTTAGTGGTGTTGAGGTGTGGCAGATAAAAACAACTCAAAGATGGAGCATTATAACAGCCGAAGAAACCGAATTATATCGCAATTCAAATGCTGAAACTCGTAAAGCAATTAAGCCTATTCAACCAGTAAAGGGAGAAAAGGAAGTGCCGAAAGAATACGAGCAAACAGACGAGGGTGAGGTTATTGGATATATCACATTTGAATATGGCGACCTTAAAATGAATAATCTTGATGATAATAACTTACAGGCTGTTGATGCCAATAAAGAGCAAAATGTTGATGACGTAGTAAGGAAGTTATCCAAAAAGAAGTATGGGCCGGGATGTATGAATGATGAAACTGATTACAGAGAGGGATTAAAGGTTGGTATCGAATGGCAACAATCCCAATCCATCGAAATCAAGGATGAAGTGGATTTGGAGATTAATAGGTTACAATGGTTTGAAGAAGAGGTGGAATCAATACATAAATGGCTTGACGAACAGGACGCACCCACACATAATGATAATAATAAACTTTCTGTGGTCGGCAGGTTTACAAAGTTACAGTCTAAACCATCCATCGAAAGCATAGTAGGGTTTGTGTTGGAGTGGGTAGCTGAAAGGACTGGTGCAATGTATCCGTATAACGACCAAGATACTAAACAAAATATTTTAAACACGAAAGCCGATATAATAAAGGAGTTGAAGAAATGAAAATAAGCACAGCATTAATTATGTGGGGTGATTTAAAACCCCATGCGAAAGAAACTTTTTTATCAGGCGTAAAATTAGGTCTATGGATAGGCGGTATTTGCGCAATTATCATGGCTATTATTGTTCACAATTTAATTTACTAACCCCTATAGCAATGGAAAATAAAGCATTTAGATTATACCCTCATGGATGGACTGGCAACACATTACAGGACTTGAACGACTTGTTTAAAAAAGGATGGACTGTAAAGATGGTTATACCCGAAAGCAGGGCAGGCAACAAAGACGAGTGCAACGTTCTGATACTGGAGCGAAAAATCACAATTAAATAACCAAATACCAAGCACTATAAACATGAATGCAGGGCAACGAATTGAAGTGTATAACTACAGGGGCAACCAATACACGGGATTTAATCATGGATTTTTTCCGCTTGTGCATCTGTATGGTACTCGGTTATGGATACCCGAAGATGAAATAAAACTTCTTGGTTATTTACGCATTACCACCCTTAAACCCAAACAATAAGCATTATGGAAAAGATAGAACTACAACCCGGCGACAAAGTATCATTTGAATACTACACCGAAACTAAGTGTGTAACTGGCAAAGGCAAAATAGTCTGGGCGACTGATACTGATTGCTGCGTAAAAACAAGAAGCAAAACTCACATTATGCAGATTGATGCCCTTACCTCAACCCCCAACTAAATAAAGCAAAAAGATTATGAAAATTGAAACAAAATTAGATATAGGCGATAAAGGATATTTTTTAATGCACGGCAAAGTACATTCATCTATAATAGTTGACATTGAAATACGTGTAAAAAACGACTATATAATTTACACAGTGAAAGAAAACCCAGCAGGAAGCCAATATACAATACGCTTTTCATCAGCCGACATATTCGGCAGTAAAGAAGATTTATTAGCATCACTATAAACAAGTAATCATGAAAACTAACCTAACATTAAGCATCCTCTTACTAGCGTCTTAGGGCGTTATGGGGCAGAGTAAAATATAAATATTATGAACGAGGAACAATTTGAAAAGTATTTAATAGAAGTTGTAAACAAAGCGAGGGCAAGGTTTACTGATATTTCAGATGCTGAATTAAAACGAGGCATAGAAAATAACGATAGGCTTATAAGAACTTGTTTCGAATGGGGTTTTAATACCGACCATGTTGTTCGTGAACTTTCAATATGATCCGCCTCCGCATACTATACACCTTTACAATCTACATGGCAACCTCTTTAATACAGCCTATGCCGGTTGAGGAAGTAAGGGATAAGGGCACTGTCCGGGTTAATTGGTTTACCGGGAAAATAACCATTGAAAAACCTTGACAGGGTATTGCATAAGTCATTGATAAATAGTATATTTAATGTAAATAAACAGTATGAAAACAGAACCAGCAAAAGCAATAACCTTTAGAGAATTAAAAACATTTTGCAACACGCTTAATGATGAACAGTTAGAATGTCCTGTAATAGCTAGTGGCGAAGAGCGGGGATTTAATATTCAAGACGTAGGCGAACTTGAAGAAGATTACTTTGTGGATGATTACGCCATGCAGCCCGTGTCGGTTTATGACGGCGAAGAAGACCCCGAATATCCGACGCCGCAATCGCAGGGGTATCAAATAATTCCCAAAGGGACGCCGTACATGTATTTTGATCTATGGAAAGACATTCCCGAAAGCGAATAGAGCCCATTTTAAGCCCCTACAAGCCACTATAATAAACAAAGACAACACCTAGCACCGTCCAAGGTAATTTGAGAGGGTGTAAGCATTAAAACAATATAAGATGAAAACGGAACAAGAGATTGCCGATTTATTGAATAATACAAGGCCGGAGTTGCAAACAGCCATTACCGAGTTGCATAAATGTATTAATGAAAGTAGGTGGGACATGGCGATTGAATGGTGTGTAGCCTTGCAAACCGGCATCTGCGTCATAAATGTTGCCGAGGGTATATTAGGCATGCACGATTAATTATTTACTTTCTAAGTAATCCCAATATAAAAACAGATAATGAAAGAGGAAGCATTTTGTGGTAACTGTAAGTTTTGGTATTATTCAGATGAACACAAAATAAACTTTTGTCATATAGAAATAGGCTTTACTAAAGTAAGGGCCACTAAAGCTGATAATTATTGCCCGTATCATCAATTTAAATAAATATGAAGTACAGAAAAAAACCGGTAGAAATTGAAGCAGTCCTATGGGATGGTAACAGAGTATCTGAAGCTACAGAATGGATATCCGAAGCTGTTAATACAGAATGGGGTAAGCCAAACGGAATTATTAGAATAAATGATCCGGCAGGCAATAAAATTATTATTAACACACTTGAGGGCGAAATGACGGCGATGCCAGGCGATTATATCATAAAAGGCGTTAAGGGAGAACTATACCCATGCAAGCCTGACATCTTTGAAATGACCTACGAAAAAGTAATTTAAGGGGTATCTAAGTACCCTTATATAAAACACATGGAAAATAGATTTACGACCGGCCCGTGGGCAATAACGGAAGGACAGGACTTTGCGGATTATGATTGTTATATGATAGTTTGCGATGAGGGAAAGAACAATGACTTTAGTGTAGCCTGTTTATATGGGCCAGATGCCAAAGCCAATGCCTCATTAATTGCATCAGCTCCTGAATTGTTAGAGGCGTTACAAGACGTATTACAACTGGTAAATGTTTTCGGACTTGCTGAAGGTGGCCTTGAAAAATATAGGAAAGCGCAATCGGCCATCAACAAAGCAACCAATACAAATCAATAAGGGAACTATGAGCAAATTATTAATAACAGGCAACGTAGCTTTATTTGAATATGAGCAATGCGATGTAGTGCCGGAGTTTAACTACGAAGATGGAATTCTATTTGTATTTGGTTATCAGTTAATGATGGCAGGTAGGCCAATAAGATCGGCTAAGCGATACGATTTTAAGTTAGATGGTTACAATATGCTCGGCGATGTTAAAAGCCTGGATTCAGAAACAAAAATACATTTAGAGCCACTATTAAAGGAATTTCAAACTGATAATATTTTAGTGTTTACCAAGTAACCTTTTTTATTCTTTATCAGGGGAAGAACTAAACCTAAAAGAATAAAGGCTGAAACGCTTCATCAAAAACACTAAAATTTGCCTCAAAAAAATGAGGCTTTTTTGTTTGTATTATATAGGGTAATTTTACATTGAAATTTGTATGAATACTGATATTTTTTTACAGCCTGAAAATACTGGATTGTGCGGTCAATATGCAGTCGCTAATTTAATAGGATGTACGCCTGAAGAAAGTATTAAAGCTTTTGGTAAACCGGGTGTCAATAAACGTAAAACCGGTACTCATACAAAAGATGTAGCAGTAGCATTAAAAGCATTGGGTTATTCGTCAAATGAAAGAATGCAATTAATAACACAAGATACCGTTTTGCCTGATTTGTGTTTAATAGCTGTTGGATGGTATGGGCCACCTATAGATAGTGGCTTACGTAGGGGAACGGCAGCGCATTGGATAGCATATAATAAGGGTAAAATAATTTGTTCAGGACACGGCATTTGTGAAAGCCTAAAAGAATATACAGAAAAATACAATGGGTATGCATCAGGCTACCTAGAAATAAAGAAGATTTAACATGGCAGCACCGAGTGGAAACTCCTTTTGGAAAAAAAGGGCAAAACATGGCAGGGACAAACTATTTGCAACCCCTGAATTGTTAATGGAGGCGGTAGAAGAATATCTAACATACGTAGATGAAAGCCCGTGGATGAATAAAGAAGCCATAAAAGGCGGTGAATTTGCCGGGCAGATCATATCAATACCTACGGCAAGACCTTACACATTGACAGGGCTATGTTTATATCTAGGCTGTGATTCATCTTACTTTCGCAAGTTTAAAACAACTTGCAGTGAAGATTTTTTCACGGTCATATCACGTATAGAGGATATTATAGTTACTCAACAGGTCGAGGGCGCAATGGTAGGAGCGTTTAATGCTAACTTAACGGCTCGTCTCAATAAAATTTCTGATAAAACAGATGTTGAGCATAGTGGGGGCTTTGAACTTTCGCAAAAGGTAACTTTTAAATAAATGGAAGTTGAGGTATTAGATACTGGCCCATTTAAAGCCCTTTATGAACTACCTGAAGATATAAGCATAGTAGTTGCAATCGGAGGGCGTGGAGGCCGAAAAACCTATGAGGTATCTAAATTCATAGCCTACAAAGCCACAATTGAAAAGAAACGTTGTGTTATCCTACGTGATGAATTAACCCGTATCAAAGAAAGTATTTTAAGTGAGATTTGGGCAAGGTATGACACCGCTAATGAAGATGGAATACTTGATCATTACTATTCTAAAAACGAAACCGAGTTAAAAGAAAAGAAAACCGGCAACACCTTAGTTTACACCAAAGGCTTCAGGGCTTCCAATAATCAAAAGTCTGCAAACTTAAAGGGTGATGCGGCAATTGATATAGCGGTAATTGAAGAGGCCGAAGATATAAGAGACGTTGATAAGTTTAACACCTTTGCCGATAGCTTGCGCAAGCGGGGCGCTATCATTGTAATTATGCTTAACACCCCTGATTTGGGCCACTGGATAGTTAAGAGGTTCTTTAATACCAGGCAAGTAGAAGATGGTTACTATGAACTTATACCAAAAGACATAAAAGGTTTTTTCTGCATACAAACATCCTACTTAGATAATCCATACCTACCGGCCCACATTGTAGATAATTACGAGGGTTACGGCAAGCCTGACCATCATTTATACAACCCGCATTACTACTTAACAGCTATTAAAGGTTATGCAAGCACCGGGCGTAAAGGCCAAGTGTTTACTAAGGTAAAACCTATTAAGCTTGCTGATTACATGGCTTTACGCTTACCTGAAGTATTTGGTCAGGATTTCGGAACAGCAAGCCCGGCAGCAACTATAGGGGCTAAATTTGATGGCAACAAGGCTTATGTAAGGCTGATTTGCTATAAGCCAAAACCTGTATTAGAAATAGGTAAATTATATAGCACTTTGAAGCTTGGCCCACAAGATAAAATTGTATGTGATTATGCAGAGCCTGAAACCATTAACAAGTTAGCAACCGGGTGGCGTGATTTAGATATTGAAATGTATAGAAAGCATCCCGAATTAAACAGGGGTTTTTATGCAGTTCCATGCCCATCTAAAGATATTAAAGCTCGTATTGGATTAATGACCGGCTTAGAAATTTATGCAGTTGAAGAACACGCCGAATTATGGGAAGAGGTTAATAATTGCGTATACGATCAAGACAAATATGGCAACTACACAGATACACCAAAAGCAGGGTATGATCATGCATTTTTAGACGCATTTGGGTACGTCTGCGAAGATCAAAGAGGCAAGGCTTCAATGCGTGTTTATTAATGTAAAAAAATAGTACTTTTTTTGATAAATATTCTTATCTAAATTTGCCTACATGGCAATAATCAAATTTGATCAAGTACAGATTATCATTAAAAACAATCCATCAAAGGATTTAGTATCGAAAGCACGAGACTATTCTACAAGTTTAAGACTCAATGTACTGGGTGATGAAGCCCAAAAATCATTAAAGCAAAATACCTATTTTGAAAGTGAAGATGTTTATGGAGAGCGCAAAAAAGGAGCTACTTCAAACGCTGATTTATTTGCTCGGTTATTACACCGTGAAGAAATGGTTTTTAGTGCCAAAGGTGGTGCTTCATACTATGCAGGATTAGATGAAAAACAAACTATTGAATTTGATGCAGTATTAGATAAAATAAGGTTTAACATGACTATCCGAAAATGGATAAAGGAATTTGCTCTTGAAGCATACCGTGTTGATCCTATGGGCGTGTTATTTGTTGAAGTTGATGTCAATAGCAATGCTTACCCTACTTATAAAAGCACAGACTGTATTTATGACTATCAAACCAACGGACGCAGGCTTGAATACGTTTGTTTTAGGTTAACCATTGCCGAAGCAATTAGATTACTTACCGAGGCAGGTATTGATACGTCTGCTGATGCTGATTTAAAGCAGGAAGTAACAAGCAAATATTCTAACTATTACCGCTTTGTTGATGATGCTGAAGATAGGATATTAAAAAACGCAAATGGTTCGATACAAGAGTTGCACACTATCCCAGTTGTATTTAAAACAGTTCCTGCAATTATTGCATCCGACCTAATAGACTTTAAAAACAATCAAAACTTCTTATCTCCAGTACAAAAAACTATTGAGTTATCACAATCATACTTTCAGGATAGGTCAATACGTGACTTAAGTAAAAAGTATAATGGCTTTGCTAAATCATTTGAGCCTATGGTTTCATGTGAGCAATGCAGCGGGACAGGTTTTTTAAGTGGTGGCTCATGTCCCGGTTGTACACCTGCGGGCGCAGATAAAGGCACGGGGTTTAAATTATGTACCAAAGTAGCCGATTCAATTAAAGTGCCATTGCCAAAACAGGGGGATCAGGGCATCAACATGGCTAATTACTTCGGATATGCTACCCCGCCAATTGATATATGGAATAAACAAGATACATCCCTTAATGATATTGAAACCGCAATGAATGATACCTATTGGGGTACTACATCAGTTCAAAGCACAACAGGCCCGGAAGTAGGGCAAAAATCAATTAAGGAAACCGCTACTAAAACACTTACTGATTTGCAACCCATCTATGCCAGGTTAAACAAAACGGCAGATTGGGCGCAATCAACCGAAAATGCCTTATGTAATTTCATTGGTGAAAAAATGTTTCCCGACACTTTCAAAGATAGCGTTCGCACTTATGGACGTTATTACATACTTGAGACACCTGATGAATTAATGGAGATGTATTTAGCCATGAAAACAAAAGGTGCGCCCCAAACAGCCTTATTTGACACTCTAAGCAAGTACTACCATGCTATGTATGCTAATGACCAAAAACAATTGGCTATTAAGCTTAAATTAATGGATGTAGAGCCTTTTGTTCATCAAACCATAGATCAGGTTAAGATGAGCAACCCTAGCCGCTTAGACTTCTTTACAAAGCTTTATTACAGCGAATGGCTTGCTACCAAAGAAAGTACCTACTTACTAACTACGGCTAAAGATAAATTAATATCAGACCTACAGGGTTACGCTACTACTAAAATGGTTGATGTAAATGATTTATTAACCCCGCCTGTAGAGCCTAAAATGCAACCAACTAATTAATTATAACTAATCTTTTAAAAACAATGGCAAAAAAAGAAGCACAATCGGCAGATCCAAACAAGGATTTAGAGTTAGCCGGTATTGATTACGAAAATTTAATGGGTGAACATTGGGATAACTACCAAAAAGTAACTGCCGGGCTACTATTAAACAACAAGTACGACTTTCATTCTTACAAAGCTTCGAGCGTTGGAAAGTTTAAATTAGATGAAGATAACGGTGAAAAAGTGGCCTATGTGGCCGGGATAAGATTAAACAGCACTAAGCCTATCCAAAAAACCCGCCTTAAATGGAGCGATGCCCTGGAACTAAACGCTCATGTAAGCGATAGCAAAACCCGTGAGGCTCAAACATCTGTTTATTACCTGTTAGTAAAACCACAAGTGTAATGATTTGCGAAGAAAAGTTAGTAACCAAGTTTAATGAGATTAAACAGTTATTAGAAGAAAAGACTAAGCAGATACCGGATGTTTTGGTCAAAGGGTGTTTTGATGAAATCGAAGCCTCTAAGCTATATCATCAATATTGTGTACTGGCATGGGTTTTAGAAGATAATTCTACCCGTACAGGATCATTAGATGAATATATGGACTTAACAATACAGGCTTAATGCTGTTGCCTTATTTAGAGTTGCCCGTTGTTATAGGTTATGACAAAGAGCAAAAAACCGTAATAGGCAAGTTTCAGCCGTCTCAAATAGGAAGCTACCATCAGGGCTTTGATGATGCAAGTATTTTCATCTATTCACATGGGCAACCAACTCAAATTAATCTGTCATTGGCAGAATACGAAGCTAAAATACAAGCTTACTGGAATATGTTAGCCCAAAAGACTAACGAGCAAAACGAAAAACAACAGGTTAAGAAAAAATTAGGTTTAGCAAATTAATCAACCCAAAAAACTAAAACAATGTTAAAATCAACCGAACTTAAAAAATTGAAAGTCTTATTTGGTAAAGATACCGATAAGCTTATAGAAGCCATTAGGCATGAAGATGAGCAGGACTTTGAAGTGCCTGAAGTAAAAACATATTCTGATGATGATCTTGCCGCCCGTGATGAGAATGTAAAAAAACTGGCTGATAAAGAGGGTTACGACAGGGGCAAACTAGTAGGCAAAGAATTACTTGCAAAGGATATTGCTAAAAAGTATAGCCTGGATATAGACGCTAAAGACACCGCAAAGCTATTAACAGCATTAGATACTATTGCCACAGGCGGTGATGCTGCAACCAAAGAACGTATTGACCTGCTTATAAAGAATAATGAAAAGCTTGAAGCTGATCTATTGGCTGAAAAAGCTAATAATGAAACGGTTCTATTCGATACTGAATTACTGTCAAGTTTCCCGGCAGGTCGTAAGGGCGATATGAGTGATAAAGATTATTTACTATTATTAAAGAATAATCTTGAATTCGGCAAAGATGATGAAGGAAAAAGATTTGTCAAAAAAGATGGTGTTATTCTAAGAGACGATAAGACAAAAGACTACATAGCCCCTAAAGATGCTGTTGCCACATTCTTTGTTGAAAAGAAATTTGTTGAAGATAAACAACCGGGCGGCAGGGGTGGTAATGATAACCCAGGCGGTAGCGGAGGCGGTATTAAAACGCTATCACAAGCTCAAGAGCAGTTTCTTAAAGATAATCCCGGCGGCAACATATTAAGCCCGGAGGGTGAAGCTTATATTGAAACAGTTGCTAAAGCCACTACGGACTTTAATTACGATGCCTAATGCAGTTTAAAAGCACTTATGGATTAGGCGACATTGTCTACCTCAAAACAGACCCGGATCAATTTGAAAGGATTGTAACCGAAGTGGCGTTTAAAGGTGATGGCGGTATAATTTACAACCTAAACTTAGGTGCTTCTCAAAGTTGTCATTATGATATAGAATTATCTTCTAAAAAAGATCTAATGAAGCAATTAGATATATCAGACAAAAACCAATCTATTTAATAAAAAGTAGCACAGATATTGTATTATAATCACTAAAAAATAATCATGGAAAACTTAAAAAAGAACTACAAGAAATTACAGCACACCGGCAATGAAAACGGATGGAATGAACCTATTGTATCATTAGGTGTAACTTCGCTTTCAGATGATCAAGCCGAAGAGTTAAACAGCCACTTTCCAAGCACCGGCACCAAGTATGAGGAAACCGACGAAAAACCTTATGGTGAAGCACCGTTGGAAGTGCCGGTTGATGAAGTTAAAAAGGATGGTGTTAAGCCTACTGTTAAGCCAGCCAAAGCCGGTAAAAAAGCAACTCACGAAGCATAATAGTAACCCCGAACTATTTTAAGAAATCCGTTCATTAATTTGTTCGGATTTTTTTTGTTTTTTTTCAATTACTATTTACACTATATTTGCTTACGTCATAGCGATACAATTTAGCTACCGACAAAACTTCACGGAGTGGTACTCCAAACCACCGAAGCGGTGCTTCATTAAATCATTTTAATTTTCACGTAATTAATTAAAAAACTATGGCAAATTATGCTGCAAGTATTTTAGCTAAGGGCCAATCTAAACTTAAGGAAAAGTTTCAGGCCCCGGAACTAAGAGCGCAGAGAGCAACCGTAATGGGTTTAGCCCTGCAAAATCAAAGTATTTCCATCCCGGATGCTCAAGAGTTGCGTACATCGCCACTTCGCCCGGTTGATGTGTATTTCAAAAACAATATTGCGCCAGGTAGTGCAACCGCTAAAGCCGCAGCCCACACAGGTAGCATTAGCGACAGTTCATTGATCAATGTAACCTACGTACAAACAGTTGAAACATTTAGTGTGCCTTTGAAAATTGGAGCTAACAACGTGTTTAGCCGTCAGGAATTGTTTAATGATATGTACGAGCAACATTGGAGAAACTTGCGTACCCGTCAGGATAACGCAGCTTTAGCCTATTTGTATGCTAACCGTTCGCAATTGTCTGCCGCTGTTATTGACGCACGTGCTGCAAGCGCAAACGCTGGATCATGGGATGATACCAACTATGCTTTGCCTATTGACGCTGTTAACCAAAAGCTATTCATGCAATATGCTAAATCATTCATGGCAGCACAGTTTTATACTGGCCCTTATGATGTGGTTGCTGATTTGCAAATAGCACGTGGTTTTGAGTATGAAAAAAATCAAGGCTCAAGCAACGCTAACAACTTCGCATTTCAATTTGGTGATGCTGCTGTTTACACTACTCAAAAAGTTATTGACGCTGCTTTCCCTCAAGGCGCAACCCTGTTTATGCCTAAAGGCACTTTTGCAGGTTTAAACTGGAATGAGCAAGCCAACCGTCAAGGGTATGGTAACACAGGTAACGATGCAATAGGTATGTTAGGTACTGTAAGCGATCCTTTGGGTACAGGCGCAGTTGCCGATATCTCTATGTACTCACAACGTGCAGACACATCAGCAAACACAACCGGTGGTTCAACTCAAGACATCTTGTTACAAGTTGAGTTAACCTTAACAATTGGCTACGTAACACCACCGCTTACTTTGGCAGGTGATAGCGCAGTATTTGAAATCGCTCAAGGCTCATAACTATGAAAAAGTATCTATTAATATTAGTTTGTAGCTTAATTGGATTAAGCGCATTCGCACAAAAAGGAACGGCTGTAAAATTGCCGTTGGCGGTAGGTGATACCCTAACAGATGCAGGTACAGTAACAAAATACATCAATGTTACAGGCGGTTACAATGGAGTTGCTATCCAGGTAGTTTTGACTAAATTATCAGGCACTGGTGCCGGCACTGTTCAATTACAAAGTTCATTGGATGGTGTTAACTACGTTAATTTAGGCTCGGCCTACACCATTACAAATACTGCAACGCAATCACAGGTGTTTTACGTCACATCCCCGGTAGCAAATAAAATAAAAGTGCTATGTACGGGAAGCGGTACTGAATCCGTGAAAGTTGCCGTATGGTATCGAACTCCAACATTCCAAAGTAATTAACCATGAAGTACACAAACGGCTTTGATATTGACTTAGTGCTACCAGCGTTGCAACAACGTTTAGGATGGATGCAACCCACTTTGGCGGGAAGCCCTGTTCTTACTTCGGCTAATACTACGTCTTTATCAGGCCGTTACTTTGGAGATGATTTCCACGCTCTTTGCACTATAAATAACATCAAAGCCAATCAGGAAGACCCGGAAATAAGCGATGCTAATTTTAATACCTATTTGACTAAAAAACAAAATGGTATGATCATGCGAGCATTAACAGAAACCTTTAGAAAGGTGGAGTTAATAGAGCAGCATCTAATGTACACCCGGTTCGGAATGAACGACCTTGTTTTGCCGAACGTAGACCAATGGGTAGGATGGGTTATAAACGTAGCTAATGATCAATCTATAAGCAGTAAAATAAACTTTGGCACTTTCTATTTTAACGAGGATGTAACGTTTAATATGTATCTGTTTCAGGATGGTATACGTGAACCGCTTAAAACTATTGAAGTATCTGTAGTTGCCTTTGAACACACAGTTGTTGAGTTTACCGGTGAAGATGAGATTGTATTAAATTTTAAGACTGGTCAACGCTATTATTTCTGTTATGATCAGCGGGAATTAGGTACTGCAAAAGCCATACGTGAACAAGTGCAAACCGTTGCAGCTACTAAATGCTTTGAGGCTTATAATTTTCAGGCATATAGAACTGATGATGGCACTTATTTTAACCATAACAATAAGCAATATCCTGCTTTACCAGCAGGTGTAAACTTAGAAATCATCAGCTTTAAAGACCATACCCAAAAGATTATTAGGATGGCAAACTTGTTTGATGAGATACAGGGCTTACAAATGGCAGCTTTCGCAATGGAGTTGGTAAACAATTCAACCCGTAGCAACTCAACAGAACGTTTAACCGAGCAAAGAAGCCAACAGGCATTTATGGAGCTTAACCAAGCTTTTGCAACTAAAGACGTTCCGGTAACGCCGGGTTTAAAAAGCAGGATCATGGCAGAGTTTAAAAGGCTACGTGAAACATTTTATCCGACAGCGGTGCCAGTATCTGTAAATCAAAATACTCATGGTGAGGGTATGGATAGTTACGAAAAGAACTGGCTTGATCAAAACAAACGTGTATTTAACAATCCGGGAGTAATTGTAACATGAACTACGTAAAGCCATCGGTAACAGGAATTGATATTCCTATTCAAAAGCTGCAATCGTTGCTTTATGATCAGATTAAAACAATTTGGAGTGTAACAGATAGCACTTTCAACATGTATGGCCGGGCTTATCGCAATCAGCTTTTGGATGGCAGTTATATCCCCGAAGTTTACGTTGGAAATAAGGAATATAAAGACAGCTACTTTGATGATGCAAAATCAGGTAGTGCCTTTTTTACTTATGAAAGCACTAAAGTAAACGGAGTTGATACAATAGCGGTTGTTTCGCTGATTATGATGGTGAATTTAGCAAAAATAAAGCCCGGTACGACACGCAATGACGAAGAGGCAAGGGTTGATATAGAGCGCATGGTTTCAAATGGTGTGTATGGTTTTTTCTTGACAGGAATAGTAACAGGAATAGATCAGGTTTTCAAAGAGTACGGCACAAAAAGCATTAAATATCGGGATATGCAGCCCTGGCATTGTTTCCGGTTAAATTTTAATATCACTTATAATATTTACGACTGTAACTAAAAAGAAATTATGGCAAACGCATTAAATAACTTTCCATGTGCTTTACTCGGTTCAAATACCGGCTTCGGCACTTGCGTTGTTGATTTTAAAAACATCACTGACGCATTTATAGTACCTGCTGGTACTTCATTTTCGCAAACTGAAACCCTTACCCCTGCCGCCTTTTTAACCGCCCTTATAGCGGCTACAAGCGCAGTAAAAGCTTCACGTTTATATCCTATCCATAACTTAGCTGAAATCAATGACGGATCTGAAGGCCCGGTAACTGAAAAATTAGGCTATGGTGCTGAATTGAATGTACGTGACGGTTCATTCAAATGGGGTTTCCGTATTTTAAAAGGTGGCTTCTGCTTATCTAAAGCATTACGTGCATTCAATGATATGAATGTTGATGTATTCTTTGTTGATGCTGATGGTTTGGTAATAGGCCAGCGTAACGTTGCATCAGACGGCACAGTAACCTTTGGAGGTATTCCACAGTACCAAGTGTACCAAGCACCGTTAAAAATCAATGACGGCTCTAAAAACACTATCTATATGCAAAACTTTTCATTCCCAGGTAATGTGTTTGATAGTTTTGGAGGTGTGCAATTAACCCCGGTTGATGTTGCTATGGTTGTTGGCTTACAGCCTATCTACCTTTATGGTGCAACCCGCAGCACAAACGTATCTGTAGTAAAAGGTACTATTGGTTGCGTAGGCGATGATTTGGGTACTACTTTAGGTGCAACTTTGGCAGATGTTGATTTGTGGACCGTAACCGATGCTGTAACAGGCAACACTTACGCTACCATTACCAGCGTATCGTACTCTACAACTAACAAAACGTACACTATCACGGTGCCAACAGCAGATCCGGCTTATAATGCAGGTAACCCGGTAATACTTTCATTAGCCGCTGCTTCTGTTTTAGATGCCGCAGGTTTACATTACGAAAGTAACACCGCTCAAACAGCAAGCTAATGAATACGATTAAGTATAACGAAAAATGGGCAAAGTCAGTAACCAAAAAGGAATTTATAGAAACCTATAAAAACCATCCCGGAGATATTGACTGGAGTGCGGAATATGACCGCATTAACCCGCCAAAAGAGAAAGCCCCGACAAAGACCGAGGCGCAAGAACCTGAAAAGGGATTAGATTAGTTTTTGGTTTGTTTTGAGGCCCCTGTATAACGCAGGGGCTTTTTTATTTAGGCATTTGAGAAAACAATATTAACACCGCTATACGTGCTTCCCAATATGCTTTAATGGAAAGTAAATCATTTAGACAATACTTGTATTTGTTTTCAGTTACGTAATCGCCTATTCGTTTTAGTGATGCCATATCCCAGCAATCATCAATCAATGTTTCTATTTCTGATTTAGTGTAGACCATAATCAACTATGCTGACGGTAGGTCATTAATGGCTATTTGTTCTTCAAGTTGATTTATATAGCTATCAAAAACTTGAAATCCAACAACGTTACTATCAACTATTGGTTGAGTGATAGGCCCGAGTACCGCCGTCCTATGAAACTCGAAACCTATATATGGATCGTCAATAGCTTTAAAACGGTAATGCTTGTTTGGTAGATATTCTAATGTGCCTTGCACGACCTCGCCATTGACCAATTTGATTGTTGCGTTTATTTTTTTTGGTGAATAATCCATAACTTCTTTTTAATGGTGATTGTATTTAGCCTGAAATAAGATAAAAGACACCGCAATGGCGAAAAGTAATATCCAACATGACACATAGGTAATAACATCTTCAAATTCTAACACTATTGTAATGGCGGTTAATAAGAACTGTATAGATAGTGCGATTACAGATGAGTTTTTCATAATTTACTTTTTTATCATTTCTATTTTAAATTCCTGAAGCCTTAATTTTTCTTTAACCGGATCACCCTCTACCCAAAACTTGAATATCCATAACTCATGACCTGGCATGTGTGGCATATCTTCTTTTTCAATTAGGTGCGGATAGCATTGAATAAACCCTACCATAAATTCAGCAAAAGACTTTTCAAACTCATCATATTTATATGTTAAGTCTACACTCTTTTTAAACATTTTGGAATATCCTTTTAAGTAAGGCGTTTTATCCATTATTGTATGAATGTTCGTTAATTATTAGTTCGCCACCACTTATTTCAGGGAAATAGATGCCATTTTGTTTATCGTTTCGAACGTACTTACATAAAAAGTCAACTTGACCTTTTCGCTCGACTCTATACACTAAACCCTCTACAGGTTCAAGTGCGCCGTGTTTTCCATAAATGCCTAAAATATCTAAAGCGTTATCTACTGAAATAGCATCCCCAACATGAATTGTATAAGGCATCGTAAAACCATGTTCGCAAAGCCTTTTCGATGCTGTAAATAGACTTTCACGTTTGTTGCCTAAAATTAAATCAAAGGCGACAAAAGGCTCGTGTGGTAATTTATATCGGGTGCCTACTGCATGATAAAGCCACTCGCCGCAAGCCCGCTCCCCCTCTTTTAAAAGAGCATTAAAGCGCTTGTAATTATCTTTAACCCATTTGTCAAATACAAAATGTGTTTCATATTGCGAAGTAGTTGCTAAATAGCCAGCCCTTGTAATTGCATGTATCTTCCCATTAACTTTACATATACCAACATTGCCGCCGTCAAGTTTTTCTTGTACGATTACTATGTCATGCTTATCCCTTGCTTTAACCGTTGCAATTCGTTCTTGACCCTCATGGCAATGATAATCACCCGGGCCCAACTTGCTGTTAGATAAATGAGGAATAGAGCCGTATGATTTTTGACCTAATGGTTTCATGTCTCTATACTAAATATTGGTACATCAAATATAAATAAAATATTATCAGTTAATCATTAAATTTGGATGTGAGTACAATTGATGATTTATACCAAGCCGTAGATCGCATTAGATTGCGTGATGAGTTGCCCGAATTGATCAGGCAAACAGGTACTGAAATAGCATTAAAAGTCGAGGCTCAATTACAAAAAGGTGAACAGTCAACAGGTGAAAAAATAAAGCCGGAATATGGAAGCCCCATATACGCTTCTAAGAAGTATAATTTAAATCCATTAGCCGGCTATGGAACCCCTGATTTAAAACTTACTGGAGAGTATTATAAAGGCATTGGGGTAGCAATAATATCTGATACTGAATACGCCATTGAAAGTGATGTGCCATACGCCAATAACAATAGCTTAAGTAAGTACGGCGATAACGTTTTAAGGCTATCAGAGCAAAGCAAAGAGGAATATATAGAAGAAACTTTAGCACTAAAAATACAAGCTTACATCACTGAAAAAACCGGGTTAACTTTCTCATAAAAAAAGTTGTTTTTTATAAATAATAATTACATTAAATTTGTTCCAACGGATGAGTGCAATTGCCATCCAATCATTGTGCCGTGGTAAATCCTTTTTAGGGTGTCCCAACTAAGGCAAACAATTGCAAGCAAAACAATAAAAAACTATGCTTGCAATATTCAAAAAGAAAAGTCAAAAAAACATCTGTTATACTTCATGTTCTGAAGTGTACATGACTGCCTTTATTAAGGCTATTGTAAAGCAAGATTATTCAGGGTTAATTAAAAAAGGCTCACCAAAAGCCGAGGAGCTTGCTTTGGCATGGCAAAAAGTATTAGATGAATACTTAACCATATCGGGCGATACCAATATAAGCACCGTTTTAGCCCTTTTAAAAGAGATTGAAATATTATCTAATAAGATTACCCTTATTGAATTTGTAGTGTCTCAAATGGCTCAAAATTACCATCAGGGCTTTGCAGAGCAGTTGCATGCTATGGGTTTTAGATTTAAGTACGAAGATGGGCCGGAGTTAATGCGTGAATTAGAGTTGACCATCGTGCAAAGCAAATCCCTTTTAGTTCAACTAAATCAATCAAAGGCAGAGTTAGCTGAATTGCGTGGTGATGATGGCAAAGCGGCAACTGAAATGGATTATGAAATGCAATTATCCGAATTAGGTAAGTTCCAGGGTTATTCGCTTAACCCGGATAAGCTAACAGTTACGGCCTATTGCGCCATATTAAAAAGGTTTAAGATACATAACACCCCTAAAGCAGCTTAATAATGTCGGTAGGTAAAATAAATGAGTTTGTAGATGATAAAGGGTTTGCCCAGTTAGACGACCTGTTAAAAAAATTAGGCATAACAAGACAGGCTTTAGTGGATGCAACCGCAGAAGCTACAAAGTTTAATAACGCTATTTCCGGTTCTAAATCTATTCCTGAATTTATAGAAAATCAGGGTAAAGCCGCTACTGCTATTGATAAAGTAAGTAAAGCAAAAGAAAATGAAAGGCTTGCCGAAATTCGTCTGCAACAGGCACGTGAAAAAGCGTTTGACGATTACGAAAAAAAACTAGCTAAACAAACAGCCGAAACCGCAAAGGCATCATCTGCTTATTTAAAGTTACAACAAGCCTATGAAGCTGTAAACAGGGAGGCTAAAAACGCTGCGGTTCAATTTGGTTTAACATCTTATCAATTTAAAGAAGCATCTGCGCAAGCTTTGGGATTGCGTAAACGATTAGATGAGATTGATCAGCCATTAGGTAATTACGGTAGAAACGTAGGGAACTATCAGAATAAATTTAATGGACTAGGAAACAGCATAAGCCAATTAACGAGAGAAATGCCCGCCTTTACAAACTCTATACAAACGGGGTTCATGGCATTATCGAACAACTTGCCGATATTCTTTGACCAAATAAAACAAACGCAACTTGAAATAAAGGCTATGAGGGCCGAGGGGCAAAAAGTACCTGGACTGTTTTCTCAAATAGCATCAAGTATTTTTTCATGGGGTACGGCTTTATCAATTGGTGTAACCTTGCTTACTGTTTATGGTAAAGAAATAGGAGAATTTATAAAAGCGACCTTTAAGGGAACTGAAGCTATTAACCAATTTGCCGAAAGACAAAGGCTACTATCAGAAGCGTTAAAAAGCACTGATTATAAAACTGCTGTATCGAATGTTATTGAACTAAAGAATGAAATTAATTTAGCTAAAGATGGATTTATAAATAAAGATTCAGTTGTTAAACACTATAATGAAACCATAGGCAAAACAACCGGATTAGTAACAAATTTAAAAGATGCGGAGGATCAGCTAAATAAAAATGCCAACGCATATATACAATTTACATATTTAAAAGCCGCCGCAAACCTTGCCTTAGAGTCTGCCTCTAAAAAAGCCTTTGAAATTGAGCAAGAGCGTTTAAAAACGCCCGAACAGTCAGCTAACTTTTTTGATAAGGTAAAATCTCGCTTAATTGATAATTATGGAGCATCTGTAGAATTTGATCCGGACGCAGAAAAAAATGTAAAAGCATCGATAGCTAAGCGTGGTAAGCAAAGAAATCAGGCGGTAATATCGCAAGGTCAAAAAGACTTAAAAGACTTAGAAAAAATATTTGCAAACCTGAATAAGCAAGCGGCTGAATTAGCCAAAACTAACAATTTTGATTTTTTTGGTGGTGACGATAATGATCGCAAGAAAAAAGCGGCTGAAGACGCTAAAAAAGCAGCAGCAGAATTAAAAGCACGTTTGCAAAAAGAAAAAGAGGCAAGAGAGGCAAGCGCACGTGAGTTGATGGATTTGCAAAATGACTACGAAAAGCAAATTGAGGATGCTAAAAAGCGTGGCGAGAAAGCCGAAGAGGAACGCTTAAAAGCGATTTTAACAAACTCTAAGAATGTTTATCTGCAAAAGCAATCTCAAGAGTTACAGGATGCCCAGGATTCAGCAGATATGCAGTTAATGATATTGGCTGGGCAATACAAGCAGGGTTTAATATCTAAAACTATTTACGAAGAGCAGAAAAATGAGATTGAAAAATCATTAACAAAGCAATCTGTTGCTATTCAAATATCAGCCCTAGAGGAAGTTCTGCGCTTAGAAAAAGAATTTGGTGCTGATACAGCCTCGGATGAGTTAAAACTTGCCGAATTAAAACTAAAGCTATCTAAGTTGGTAGCAGATCAAGAGATTGCGGATGCTGAACGTGCAGCCAATAAGAAAAAAGAACTTAAAGAGCGTGAAAAGCAACTTATAGATGAGTTATTTAACTTCACTAAGGCGGTTGGCGACGGTGCTTTTACTAATCAATTAAACCGTATTCAGGAAGAGAAAAACGAAATTGACGCTAAGAGCAAATCTGAAATTGATGCAGTTAACAATAGCATAGCAAGCGAACAGGATAAAGCGGCTAAAATATCCATCATTAACGCTAGGGCAACAGCAGAAAAGCAAAAACTAGCACAAGAGGAGCGCCAAATAAAGACCAGGCAAGCTGAATTTGATAAGGCTTTGAGTATTGCCGCAGTTATCCGTAATACCGCCGAGGCGATAAGTAAAACGCTTGCCGAGGGTGGTATATTGTTTTCGCCTTTAGTTGGTGTTATAGCGGCTATTGGTGCTGTTCAAATAGCTACCATTTTAGCAACACCTATACCCAAATTTGAAAAAGGCGGTACGGTTCAAAAAGACGGGCCAATCATAACAGGTGAGGCCGGGCCGGAACTACGTATTGATCCGTCAGGTAAGTATTCTTTAACAGCCGGACATGAAAATGTTACCTATGCTAAAGCTGGTACTAAAATTATCAACAATAAGGATTTGATGAAAATGGTGTCAAAGCCTGAATCTATACAATATTTAGCTACCTCAACAACCGATAATAGGAAATCAGAAAAACTATTAGCAGAGATAGCAGAAAATATTAAAAATCAAAAACGCCCTATAGTAAACATACAGGGTGACAGATGGGGTGATTATTCAAGACAAAGAAACTACTAATGGGCGCACAACCTAATAAATTTGAATTTATATTAGATGTTCGGGGTGTTGAAACCGAAGTTCTTACCAATGCCCCTGACGGATGGTTAAATACGGCCATTAAGTTTACCCGTTCAAAAACCTACATGGGTGTGTTTAGGGGCGAAAGCTTACCTATTAAGTTTGTAACCAAAGCAGCACGAATATTAAGGGCAGAGTTTTATAAGTATGGCATATTGGCTAATGTTAAACAAACCGTTAATTTACTTAACCCCAATAACTGGCTTTATAATACTATCTATAAAGGTAAATTAGACTTTAGCACCGCCGAGGATGAGTTAACCTCATTTACAGTTAATTCGGTATCAGATGATTTTACAGTAAAGCTAAACGCCAATGATAATACTGATTATGCTATCCCTTTAGATGTTGACGAAGCTATTTATTTAGAGCTTACACCACTTGAATTAAAAGAGCAGGCTACACTTATTCCAAGTGGCCCACCTGACGGTAATATACATTCTGATTACTTTCCCCCTATGGCGTTGGCGGCAAACCAACAAAATAGTGTTAATTATTCATCACAAGCTGTAGGTTATGATCAATTAAGTAGCCCCGATTGGAGTACACTAAATAATAATTTTTTCTTTTCTAGGGTAGACGGCAAACTATTAATAAAGGGATCAATACAGGGGGCGGCTATTGCCGGTATTAGTGGCGCAGCCCATTTAAAAATGTATTTTATTAATAATTCAGGTACTATAAGACTGTCTTTATTTGACCAAACCGTACCTACCGGAGTAACTGAATTTAATGTAGAAATAAATCAAACCCTTAATGTAGTAACGGGTGAAAAACTATTTTTCTATGTGGAACAGGTAGGCACATTAACGATTGGCACAGGTATAGCTATTTCAGGAGGAACGTTTAATTTATCCTACAATACCATTAGTCCCGCAACTATGTGCAGGGCATTGCCTGCAAGCTATTTATTTGGCAAGCTTTTAGAGGCTATGAACACCAATACTAACAGTTCGCCAAACCTGCCCGTAACTTATAAATCTGACCTTTTAGATGGTGCATTAAGTGACCTTGTAATTACCTCATCTGACAGCATAAGATTAGCTACAGGGAGTTTGTATTACCCCGGTGATACATTATTCCCCGGATTGTATAAAGTGCTTGTTGGGACGGCTACTTATAACGGGCGCAGCTATGTAGTAGATGAAACGTTTTCTTATGCTACAGGTGTGCTAAGTTTTTCAGGTAGTGGTGCAGTAGTTGAAAGATATAAATCGGGTTTTGTGGGTGCTGTTTATGATCCGGGCGACACTTTGCAAGCAGGCGGCAAGTATTTAGTTGGCGGGGATTCCGGAACTACAGTTACTTATAATTCAATTACCTATTCACCGGGTCAAGTTTTTGAATACAAACTGGGCTTTGATACATTTACAGGAAGCCATGAATCTTCATTTGTTGAGCAAATTGAAGCATCTGCCCAGTTAATAACCAATTTCAGGGATTTCTTTCAGGCCATTTATTCAGTACAGGGCGGGAATGCTTCGTTTGGTATTGAAACCGTACCTAATCCTGACCCGGTAGATGCTATTTTAAACCCAACTGTAGGACGCTGCTTTATAGAAAACTTAGACTATGTATATCGTGCAAGTGTGGGTAATCTTAATGCAGGTAAAGTTAATGATGAAATAAAAATAATACCGGCTACAGATATGCTTTATAACTCCATTAAAGTAGGTTATAAAGACCAACAATATAGCCAGCTTAACGGGTTTACAGAGGTTAATTCAGAGCAAACTTATATCTCCAACATACTTAACCCTAAAAAAGAATTAAACCTTGTTAGCCCATATAGGGCCGATCCGTTTGGTATTGAAGAAATACGCATAACTCAAAACGATACCGCTGCCAGTAGGTCGGATAATGATACTATAATGGTATGGAAAAAATCTGATCCTGAAAATACAGTACCGTTTATCTATTACCACCCTTTGCGTACCGAGGGTTTAATGACTAATACCACTACGGGCAAGCCTATGATAACAGGTGTAGATCCGTCTTATTATAACTGGAAACTTACACCAAAAAGAAACCTGCTAAGGGGCGGTAATTACCTGGCATCCATATTTTATAATATGCAGGGATATAAGCTTACACTTTCTGCAGCACTTAAAAATACTGCTTTGGTAACTACAGATATTGACGGCATAAGGGTGGCTGAAGCAGACCCTGTTTATATCTCACAATTACCCAAGCCGTTATTCTTGCCTTTCTATGCCCTTTTTAAGCCTGGATTGCCAACAAATGCATTGCAGATGATTGATAACCTACCCTATGGATATATCAGGTTTACATACAATCAAACAGAATATAAAATTTTTGCGGATACTATAAGCGTAGATGTTGGCGAGAACACACAACAAGAATTTAAAGGGTTATTAACCCCAAATAACGACTTAATAAAATTAGTACACTAATGGCAAAGCAATACATATATCCCGCAATCAATCCTATATGGATGAACCCGGTTACTACGTTTAACCCGATATACAATAATTTGCCGTTTGATTTTCAGGGGCCTCAAAAGTGTTATTATCAAAAAGCATTAAGGGGGTTGCCTCAAACCGTACAGGTATTGTCTGACTGGGTGCCAGAGTTTAAGATTTATGATGGCGATACAGGCTTTTTAGTAGATACGATTACCGGGGCAACACCAACAAGTGGCATACTTGACCAAACATTTACCTTATATGAATTTACTATTAATTGGGGCGATTATCCGGCAGGTAAATACTTTGTGGAAAGTCATTATACAAACGATGATCCTGTATTAAAAATAGAGCGTAGTGGGTTAATCCAAACAGCCGATAGTTTTCCGCAAACCGTAGTAGTCCAATACACTAATTCGGTTAATGAATATTCGGCTATTTTCAGCACAGGAATTGTATTTAATTTAGTAGTTGAGGGCAACATTGAAGATTACACCCCCGCCTTTGATGATGTGATTTATAATGACCAATATTACAATACTACAAAGCTACATTCCACACCCCGTAGAGAGTTTACTTTTTACGTAGGTTCTAACAGAGGTTTTGCAGGTATTCCACCCTATGTTGCAGATAAATTAAATTGGGCTTTTTCTTGCGATCAAATACAGCTTGACGGGGTGTATTATCAAAACACAAATGGTTCAAAATGGGAGGTTACAAGAGCCGACCAATTAAGCCCTAATTTCATAGGATTAAAAATTAATATTATTGAAGTAATTAACCGATATTTACAAACATATCAACCGGGTGAAACTCCCGCAGATGCAATACAAGTGGTAACAAGAACTAAAAAGTATTTAAGCGTATCAAGCAATATCACCATAGCAGGTGTATTTAATGATTTTTCGTTAATAACACGTATCATTATTTACAATTTGGGTGGCGATATTTTTACCGTTAATGCAAGCAAAACAGCAGACGGAAGCGACCCAATTGCACCAGCTTATACAACCGATGGAAGAGCGATTGAAGTATGGGAAATTTCAGACCCTACAGAGGGAGTTACAACACTTTATTTATTAGGGCTTGCTGGCACAAATTGTAATATAGTAGTAGAATGGGATCAATTAGATGCACCGGAATTTGTACCGTCGCCAGCACCAAAACCTTTTGTTAAAGGCACACGATATAGTTATGAGGAAGTTAATATTGGCGACTTCGAAATTGACTGGAATATAGGAACAGGTGTTGGTAACGTCGGTACTAAATATGAGGGGTGCGTATTATCAGGTACAAACGGCACTAAAGACATGAACGGGCTTATTGAAAAAGGTTGGGATAGTTCACAGCCTTTAACCCGTGATATATTGGTAGGTAACGTAGATAACTTAATAACCCAGTCAGCAAATCAGGTTGGAGATCACTACCACTTAATGTTTAATAGTGATAAAAACGGCCCTGATTTGACCGGAGAAACTTATGTAAACCATGAAAAAGATGTTAATATCAAACGTGATTACATAATGTCAACTACCAACACCGTGCCGACAATGGGTAAAACCAAAAGCAATAATTCAAGTGTTCAACCTATGGATATATCAAACAGGGCCAGGGTAACCGTATTTTTTGTATGTATAACAGATTAATGACATGGCAACAGCAAAAGTAACAAAAGCAGTAGACGAAATAACCCCGAAAACCGGACTTCGTGTTGCTCATTCGGCACCAACGGGATATAAGCAAGATTACGGATTAGGTGAACTTGAAGACGAGGACTTTATAACCAAAAAGTTATTGGAAGAAAACACTCCCGAAATTGCTACACCAAAGGTTTATAATCTGCCTGCAAATTCGGAAACTCCGGTGATCATAAATTTTGACGATAGTACCGTAAAAATAGGTGCTGCAAGCCCGGTTTCTATTGGTTTTGATTTGTCCGATTATCAGGCAAATCCTGATATAAAATTTGAGATAATTACAAGCTCATTAAACACAACACCAAAGGACACGGCAGCATGGATTTCAAACAAAGAATGGTTTGACATTACTTACAGTTCATTAGTTGAATTAACCCTTCAGCCTGATACAGATACAGGCATATCAGGGGGCTTAACTTTAGACAACATTAACATCATTATTAAGCCATAAAAAAAGTACTATTTTTTATTAAAATGTTGCTTAATTTTATACCAATTTAAAAGCATCATAATGCCCATTGAAGTTAACCAAATAGAGGTAGATTGCAGATGTCCAATACATGATAAATTATTGGGCAGAGCAGAGGTAGGTAGCAAGGTTTTTTTATGGTGTAAAAAATGCAATAAAGAGATAACTTTTATATTAACAAACGAACCCGATTGCCTTAGAGTGACAGCGTTCATTGAAAACGAAAAAATCAATGAAAAAACTGTTAGCAATCATCCTGTTTCTATCGGCGTTTAATGCCTTTGCGCAAAACACAGTAACATTACCCGGAGGCACTAATCCATCAACTATTTCCGTAAGGACAAAGTTTTTAGATTCATTACATCAAACATGGATAAACTTTCCCGGAATTGGCTGGAATCAATTTTATTCAGCTACAGAGGCTAATTTAAGGTTTGCAACATTAACCGGGCTATCGTCCTACAAGCTAAAGAATGATACGGTAAATGCAGATGGATATGTTACAAATTGGAAATACAACGGTACAACCCCAAGCGGAACTAATTATGGGATGTATAAAAACGCAAGCAACCAATTGGTATCTACGGGTGCGCATGGATATGTGGCGGCCCTAAACAGGTTTTTCTTTAGCGCAAGAACAGATTTTACAAGCGGTTTGAGGTCAGATCAAGTGCCCACGACCGGGAATGAGGTCTTGAGGCTGGCTGACAGTACGATATATGCCACACCTTATTCATTAAGTACTAATTATTGGAAACTAACGGGCGGTAATGATGCAACGGGCTTGCAAAACATATCAGACGGCAGTAATCATGGTTTAACATTGGGTTACGCCTCTGTTTATGGTGGTTTGTGGTTTAAGGACGTAACAAGTAAGTTTCTATCAAATACAGCGTTTTATGGCAATAGTAGCTTAACAGCTTTAAATGTTGGTACAGGTGGAACTGTTGAAGTTGGTGTTGCAGGTGGCGGTCAAATACAAGTTAGTAATGATACCACCTATATGCTAAATAATGTTAAAATATCCAATGCCCCCACCGCTAATGGTATGCCTTTAAGGTATCAGGAGGGGTTAACTTATTTGCCAAAAGCCGATAGCGGTAACGTAGCCAATAATTATGTTAGTTATGGTAAGTATATAAGTGGGGTAAATACTTTATACAATAAAACTTTTGTTGCCCCTGTTTTAGGAGACGGACTACATACATCGTTAACTGGCCCTTTACTTATCGGCGGAACAGGAACTACAAGCACATTATCACTTCAAACAACTACTGGTGTGGGCGCAACGGGCGCAGATATGATATTTAAGGGTGGGGATAATGGGGCAACGGAGTTTATGCGAATTTTAAATAATGGACGGATTGGTATTGGAACATCATCACCACAGCATTTTGTAGACGCTCAATACCCAGGAGGGATTATTATGCAGGTAAGAAACACACTCACCAATGTAGACGCAAGATTTAGGGCAAGAAATACCCTTTACGAGATGGATTTTGGAGCAGAATCGGATGGTGGTTACGTGTCTCTTGGGTCGGGTGTCGGGGTTGTTAAATTTATTAACTCTCCTGCTGGTGGTGAAGCCTTTAGAATTAGTGCAGCTAATAGAATATTAATTGCCACTACTACGGATGATGGTGGAAATAAATTGCAAGTGAACGGGGGTGCGTCCGCTACCACTGTTACATCTCCTTTAATTGTAGGGGGCACGACAACAACAAGTCCATTGACATTTAAGACAACTACGGGAAATGCTACAACGGGAGCTGATTTTATTTGGCAGGGCGGCAATAATGGCGGAACTGAATTAATGAGGGTGTTGGCAAATGGTAGGGTGGGTATTGGCATAGCTGTACCCACACAAAGATTAGAGGTGTCAACTGCTGGAGCTTCAATGGTTTTAAACAGAAATACCGCATCAACAGCAGACGCTCGTTTTAGGGTTCAAAACACATCATTTACAGGCGATCTTGGTGTAGACGCAACGGGTATGTACTACCAAGCCGCAGGAACAAGCCCTACTATAAGGTTTATTAATAATACGGAGGTATTCAGAATAAACGCAAGTAATAATTTATTATTAGGCGCATCTTCTGCAACCGCTGGCGCGCCAAAATTAGATGTTACGGGAAGTATAGGTAGTACGGCATTATCACTTTCGCAATTAGTCGCTACAGACGCAAATAAGGTTTTAGTGAGCGTAACCGAATTACCGAGTGGAACTACAGCAGCAGCGCCATCAAATCCAAATGAGGTAGCAAGGCTAGCGGATATAACGGCTCTTTCTGTATCAAGCGGAACATACACACCAACAATAACTAACGGCAGTAATGTAACAGCAAACACTCCGAGGGTGTGCCAATATACAAGGGTTGGAAATATAGTTACAGTAAGTGGCAGGGTGGATTTAACTGTAACCTCTGCGAGCACAAATACAGATATAAATATATCATTACCTATACCATCAAACATAGGTACTATTTATGAGTTAAATGGCGTGGCACAAGGTTCAAGCAGCACAGGTGGTATTGTTAATGATGCTACTTTAATTGGAAGCCCCGGACCTGATGAAGCATTGTTATCTTTTATATCCGGGTCGGGAACCACCCCTGTAATACATTTCACATTTACATACCAAGTAATTTAATCAACAAGGAATATTAACCATGAAAAATGACCGTAAATAAGGCCATGACAGATATAGAAAAATGGACGTTTAAAGTAAAGGCGATTAAGATAGTTCTATACAGTCTTACGCTTGTCGGCTGCACATGGAAATTGAGTGCAGAGTTTCAAGCATTAAGGGCGGAAATAGCGGCCAATACGGCTTTTTTATCAGAACAAAAGAGCATTAACGGATCTGTAGATTTTAGGTTAACAAAGCTTGAAAACAACAGGTCGCCAACTGGTCATGCGTTTGATTCGCTAAGCTTTAAAGTACAGGCCATTGAAAGCAGATACCCGGCACTTAGAAAGGGGTTTTACACGCAGCGCAGGGTTAATGGTAAACTTTATGAGTTTCCGGTCAATTAGCCTCGCTTAAATCCCCTAAAAGGTCAATTTCTAAAGCAAATGATAATAAAAACAGTACGATCCATATCATAATAATAAGCAAACAAAAATAAAGCCACAAATGGGCAATTACATAGTAACAGGTTTTTTGATAGCCATCTTATTTATTTCGATAAGGGCATTTATTAACCGCAATAAATGAAAGTGTTTTACATCCATTTAGCAATGTGGATAGTGGATATAGTTATTTCAATTTTAATACATAATTACGATGGATAAGATTTCAGATCATATAAGTTATAAAGAGGCAACCTATAGCCCTACAGCTAAAGCTAAAGGCATTAAAAATGAGCCGTCCAAAGATGTGTTAAAGCGCATGAAATTAGTTGCTGTAAACATCTTTGAAAAGGTTAGAACACACTTTGATAAACCGATATATGTATCGTCATTTTTCAGAAGCAGCGCATTAAATGTTGCTATAGGTGGATCTAAAACTTCAGCTCACGTAAACGGCGAAGCCCTGGATATGGACGGTGATGTTTACGATAGCCCTAGTAACAAAGAAATATTTGAATTTATAAGAGATAACCTACAGTTTGACCAACTTATAATTGAGGGTATTTCGGACGGCAAAATGGCATGGGTGCATTGTTCATACAAAGCAACCGGCAATCGAAATCAAATATTATTCATGTACACCAATAAAGGCAAAAAGGTTTATGAGCCTTATTCGCTAGCGAGGTATAAAAAATTAATTAATTAAAATAATAAGATCATGTCAGAAAAAGTATTAATTGATGATAAGGCGGTAGCCAAGTCAAACACAACAGTTCAATTTGGGGCTATAAGCGCACCAACTCCCTTATGGGCTAAATGGCTGTTTAGAAGTGTGTTTATTGTTACATCGGCTATTGTGTTGGTTGTAGCAGGTACGCAGCGCATAGCCGAAGCAGATAAGTTTGAAATATTACTCGTCTTGAAAGGTGTTGATGCTTTGGCTTTAGGCTTCAGTAAAATGTTTGGAGTTGTAGAAAAAGATTAGTTATGAGTTTGAAATCCTTAATTCAATCCATTGGAAAGTTTTTTGATGGGTTATTCCGAAGCACTAAAAAGGCATTTAATGAATTGCCGGAAGACCAAAAGGACGCTATTATCAAAGGCGTTAATATAAGCGAGCTTATAAAATCGGGATATACATTAGGCCCCGAATATTTAATTAATGCCGTAGCTACAGGCTGCGATGTTTCAAAGGATGTTGCACGGGGCGTTATAGACCACGTGCTTAAAAGTTGGGGTATAAATAGTACTGATATTCAATCAGGGCTTGATAAACTGGCAGAGCGCATAGAAGATGGTTTAACAGATGATGGATGGAACGGACTTTGGGAAGTGGGCGCAAAGGCGGCTGCTTCATGGTTAAGCACAGGGCGTTTAAATTGGATAACTTTAGGTTTAGGGGTTTTGGAGTTCGCCTACCAAAAAATATTTAAAGGAGTTAAATAATACTACAGGTTACGCTTCCTCAAAAAGCCTTTTCATACTAGGTTTATAATTATTGGTGTAGAATGGGCAACTCGAAAGGAGAAGCCCATTTTTTGTTTGATAATTTGTATAATTGCAATATGGTAAACTCACTTCATGTAGTAGTAATGGATAGGCTTGGTGTAGAGCGTGATATGGTTGTTGAAGCCTTACACGAAGATCCTAAAGGTTATGGGTTTCAATACACCAATGATTACCGGGTATTTATCAACGAAGATGCCGAAACCGAAGATGTTATTGAAATGGGCTTACTCCATTTTTCGCCTGATAAAATGCATTGGGTTTATGACGGCGACCAACTTACCATCCATGAGCAGGAACAAATTGCCGAGATAATCCTAACTTACGGAAGCGGACTATAATTATTTACCAGGTATCTCCCATCCAAAACCAACCCTATAAGGCTTAGTATAAGGTGTTAAATCCTTTTCTTCAACCAGCCTATCTATAAATAATATGGCTTTATGCCCGTTGGTGTATTGCTCATCTTCGCTGAAAACTATTTTATATTCAAACACATCTACAGGCTCATAGGTATATTTTATCTTATAATAATCTGCATGGGCTTTAACCTCCCTTAGTTTATGTATGTTCATTTGTAATATATCTGTTACTTTAAGTTAGTGTAAGTTATACTCTAATTAGTTGTTAAATCAAATCATTATCAACTAATTGCGTAGTGAAATAATATTTTTTAAATACATAGATTAAATTAAAACTGTAGTTTTTTAACTAAAAACATTGTTTAAATGATGTTAGAGCGGTATTTTGGTTATCCTAATAAACTAAACTTATCGAACTATGCCACTAACCAACCCTAAGGATTGCAATTCTTATTTAAGGAATATTTGGCCCTACAACTCCATTTCCATGTACGAAAGTATTTTGGGGGTTCTTGTGGATAATCAAGGAAAAAGAATTGATTTTATAATTATTGATACCGGGAAAATGTCAAACTGTAAAATCAATGCAAAAAAGTTAGTTAAAAAAGCCTTTAAAAATAATTGCTGTAACGTTGTTTTAGCGCACAACCACCCAAGCGGAAACTGCAAGCCGTCCGAAAACGACATTATAGCTACAAATAATTTAAAAGCCGCTTTGGAAATACTAAAAATAAATCTACTTGACCATTTAATTTTGGTAGAAAAGGATGATGCGTATTTTTCATTTAAAGACAATGGCTTACTGTAAGTTTAAATATTAAGTGTTAATGTATCACCTGTAAGTGTTTTATCCATTACCACACCGAGTTCCCGAGTATATTTCTCGAAACTGGCGTAGTCGGTATGTCCTGTAATTCGCATTACTTTAATAGGCTCAAACCCAGCAACCAATAGGTCACAAACCCTTGTGTGTTTCCAGCTATATATTGTATAATTCCGATCAATTTTAAGTTTATCCTTAATGGCTAAATAATGTCTACTCATTAATTCGTGTGATAAAGGTTTTGCCGAGGGTTCGCCGGTTCTACCAAACACGTACCAGTCAGGGTTTAAATCTTTTAATTTTTCCTCTTTTAAAATATCCATTAACTCGTTACATATAGGGATTGAACGTGCGCCTACATATTCACCTGTCTTGCCACTTTCGGCCGTGATGGTTATCTTTTTTAGCTTCAAGTCAACATTCTTTATTTTTAAAGCCCTTAATTCCGATCCACGGGCGCAGCTATAATAAGTCCAAAGTATAAACCGTCTTAATTGTGGTTTCTTTTTTACTTCAGGCATTATTAGCTCCCGTATAGCAGGCTCATAGTAACGGTTTTTTTCTGCTGTATTTTTAATTCGGTCAATCATGCCGGTGCCAATCGGGGTAACCGCTAGTTTACGTTTTGCAACCAAGTAATTAAAAAATCCTGTTAAAGTATTAGTGACGTTATTATATGTACGGGCCGTCCAGCCTAGTTTTAAGCGTTCTGACAAATAGTTTTCTATATGGTCAATAGTTGGCTCATCAATTCGTAAAAGTTCTTTCTTAGCGCACCATTCAACAAAGGGTTTAAGATGATATTCATAGCCCCTGGTTGTTTTATCAGATTTGCCCTTTTCAGCTTTTTGACCTAAAAACCAAGTTAGGGATTCGCTCAATAGCATTTTCTTATTCAGTTCCCCAACCTTTGCCCGAATAGTAGTAACCTTTTCCTTAATTTGGTTTTCTTTATCAAATGGGTTATAGTCCTTTTTTTCGAGCCAAAATTTTACATCCTTACACAGTTCCGCAATAGCTTTCTCTTTTTCTATGGGGTCGTGTATTCGATTAATACCATCCCTAACATGAAATGCTTTGAATTTGCCGGGTCTATCCGGTAACTCATACCAAAACCTTACAAACCAATCTCCGCTTTTTGGTCGTATAATAACAGGTAATTTATAGGGCTTTATATCCATAGTAAACCTTTTACGTATTGGTACGGATTTAGGTACGGGTTTTTTTTCTAAAACGAAAAAAGCCTCTTTTGAGGCTAATTTCGGGGTTTGTAATGTACTCAGAGCGGGAATCGAATCTACATCATCATTTAAAAAGTGCGTTTCCTGCTTATTTAAGCCGTTTTTCATTGCGGATTTTGCTATTTTTAGGTACGGGTTTTGGTACGGGTTAGTATGCTACGGTACTTGAGCCTGCACCATCAACTATCTTTTGAACAGCCGATCCATCAATATTGCATTTGTAAAGAGCGTTCCCACCTGTTTTATTATATACCGAAAAGAAAACGGTTTTTCGGTCAGGGGATATTGCCGATAAATCATCTATAACAAGGTTAGTATTGTTTAGGGATATAGGAATTATTGTTGCTCCGCTTCCGTCATAATTAGCGGTATATAAAGTAGATGATTTAATATAAATAATTTTGTTTAGTTGTGGTGATGTAACCTGCCCTATAACTTCTTTCTTACAACTGATCTGAAATAGGATAATTGAAGCTGAAAATAAAAATAGTACAATGCTGCTTAATAGTAGTTTTTTCATAATTTCGAGTTTAAGTTATTGTTTATTGTAATATGTTAAAACGGTAACATTGGGTGTTCCTATGCTTATTTGGGTGTCGGATATTTTATTGATCTGCCATTGGTTGCCGGTGTCTCCAGTATAGATCATTGTTTTAAGCGAATATGTAAATTTCCAACTTGACCCGCTTTCTGAAACATAAGTACCATTGGGTTCGCTATCAAAATTTAACTCTAAATTGCTTGAAAAAGAAGATGCTGTCTTTGCTTGCCTTACCCATTTGCCCATTATCCAGGTCTTAACAGGCTGCGGTTTGGGGTCTTCTTTTTTTGAGCATGATGTAAAAGAGATTACTAGCAGCGCTAATAAAAATATTTTTTTTAGATTTTTCATACTTTCATACGTTACATATATTTAAGTCTCATTGCCTCTGTAGTACTATCAATAAATTCGTCCGATAATCCACTAAATTTTGCTAGGCTTTCTAGTAATGACTTCTCCCGATTATCAATATGATGAGAACTGTATGCCAAGTCAATACTGATTATAAGTGCCGCTTTTTTATTTTCATCAGACAGCAGCTTAATTGCAAGTTCGATAATTTGCACGGGACTATATGTGTTTTTTAGCCAGTAGTATTCCCTAATAGCATCAGAGGCTGACATTGATCTTAAAACCGGTTTTATCGATGCTATTTTTACGATAAACTCTAATTCGAAATCTCCTATTTCTTCTCCATTGTCGCCAAGCGCCATTAAAATGCAATAAAATGCAGATGATTCGCTTGTAAACTCCGAATTGTTTCTAGATGTACCTGGTATGATTTTGTCGAATATTCCCATAATTTTTACTTTAGTGTTAAAAGAATTTCTTAATATTTCCCTTTACCCTGAATATATGGGTAATTACTTCTTTAGGGATTACCTGGGGCTTGTATTCTTCGCTTTTATTATAAGGTATTAATGTGTAAGTAGATTTATCCGGACCTGCTCCGAGCATTTTAATGGTTCTGAAGCCATTATCTGTAACCACAGCATATATTTCACCCTCTAATAAAAATCGTTGCCAGTCAGCCACCTTTTTAAGCCCTACTATATCCCCATGAGCGATAAGGGGCCCCATGCTTTTGCCTGTTACATTTATCCAGCAATCACAATCGTTAAAGGGTAAAAAGTCTATGTAAAAAGATGGCGCAATCGTTTGGTCATTAAATACCATATCAAAGCCACCCATAAAATCTATATCATAATAAGGTACTCCTTTATTTTCGGTATTCTTTGTAGGCGTGGTACTATAACCTTTATGCGGGGTTAAATCACTTAGTACCATGCTTGTTTTGCTTGCTTTTGGGGTTGGGTCGCTTTCATTTTT